CAGCCCACTAGAACTAACAACAAGCCACGGCGTTATCCTTGTGGACACCAGTGCAGGCGCATATCAGGTAAACCTACCAAGCTCAGACTTAGCTGACGGGCAGGTTTGGCACATCAAAGATCAGGATGGAAATGCTTCTGCGAACAATATATCCATCGCGCTTGTAGACACAACAAACGACCGGATTGACGGGTCGACAGCCAACGTCGTCATTAACCAAGACTATGGCTCCGTCACTCTCACCCAATACGAGGTTTCGTCGGGCGTTTACCAATACTTCATCTTGTAGGTGGCACTATGACCGTAGGACTAGGAATACTTGAACCTATTTTTCACCAGCGCAACTACGCGCCTGGGCTGGGCGCGGGGCGTGACACGTTCAACAACGGCGCGAATCAGATGCACATTGCGACGGTAGCCATGCCAAAGGATATGACTACTCGCGATTACATTGTGATGATGTGGGCGGGTACAATCCAGACAGACGGTGACGACCCTGGGTACAAGGTAGAGATAGCAGACGAGGCTGGCAATTCACACAGCACGGCCTGGGAGTACAACAAGGGCTCGTCTATGGCATTCCGTGTAGCCGATTGCACACGATACACAGCCGAAAAAGCAGTTAGCACCGACCTACGCGATTACTGCACAGGCTCGGGCTCTGGTGGTAGCGCAGCCGACGCACACCTTTCTCGGGTGGACCACTACAACGCAAACACCAGCGAGGGGCTTTCGACGGTATACGGGTTCACCATGTTTCTTCGGAGAGGCTGATGACCTACAAGCACCGATATTGCATCCCATTCCTGCAATACAAACGGTCGAATGGGACCACAGACCCTGTCTCTGGTGGTTGGACCAAATCTTGTGGCTCCGACGAGTCCTCGCCAAGCAGCCTGTGGTACTTTGGTTTACCGCTCGGATTAACAACGCGAGACGTGATTCACGTTCGTGTTGGTATTAAAGAGCCGGATGATGTCAACAGAGGGTTCAAACTTTACTTTGCCACTGCGAACACTAGCTATTCCGCAGATGATCTGAAAGAAACATACATCCTAAACCCAAGCGATACAGCCAACGAGGCTAAATACCCTGTAATGCAGATAACGACTCGTGTGAACGCAGACCTTGTTACCGCCAGCGCAAACCACACTGCAATGCGCTCGTGGGTGAGCCCTTCGGAGTCAGGCTCGGGAACGGTGTACATGCACGGGCTATTGGCCTGGGTAGAAAAAAATGTTGGGGGTCCATAATGACGTACAAGCGCGACGACGACGTTATACCACTTTTGTTCTGCAACTACTTGGGTCCGAAGCCTAATGTGGTTATACCGTTTCACCTTCCAGAAGATCTGACAGCCAACGACCGGATTCACCTAAACATCCCGTTTAGAAACAACGCTACCTCTGGAAACATCACGGCGACCGGCCACATCCAGAAAGCAAACGACTCCGACGCAGACTTTGATATCACTGGTACAGGGAATGCGACGGCCTTTAGTACAGCATGGGAGTCCGACGCTAATGTTACCGTGACGGGCTCAAGCGGGACTTACATGAAGCAGATTGCCCGGTTCGTTTTCTCACCCGACAACGCTGACTACCTCACGCACGCGGCGGCGGGAAAGCTATTTGTGTTTACCATCACGGTAGATAGCGGTGCGCTAACAGCACTGAACTCACACGCATATATTCAAAGGTGCAGATAGTCATGCCAACGCTTAATTTAGGCTTAGTCAGCCCAGGATTTTTCAATGATGGCGACCTCGAAATTAACGGAGAGCAGCTAGGCGCATTAGAGGTTTTAGCGGCTGACTCGGATAACGCACTAGCGGACGCCATAAGCGGCTTTGACAACCTAACAGCCACCGTAAGCGAAACAGGCGAATTGGTGATAGAATGGAGTGGAGTGCTTTCGGTAGACGGCCAAGACCCTACCGGAGGCGGGGCCATAAACGACCTTCAGGCAGGGTCTTACGAATAGGAGTGAAAGATGATCAAGCGGGGAAGCAAGGGTCGCTTGGTTTCGGAGTTGCAGCTAGGGCTTGCAAGGCTCGGATACCACCCAGGACAGGCCGATGGAATATACGGCGGGCTAACAGAACAGGCAGTGGCAGAATTCCAGACAAAAGCACACATTTTGTCCGACGGGGTTTTTGGGCCAATAACACGCGAGGCTTTCAACGCATCTTTGAAGGAAGCTGGCATTGGTGAGCTTAGAGTTGCGATGGAGCAACCAAAGAAGTCGGTCCACGCGGTTCCAGACAAGCTACTAAGATGGGTTCGATGCCCAGCCGACACGGTTGAGGGTTATGCGGGATACTCACGAACCACTCTTCGCGAGGGAGGCGTTGCGGATGCTTACAAGCAGCTACACAAAGAGGTGAAGAGTTTGGGCGGGGTAATCACCTCTGCTGGTGGCAGGCGGTCGCTTTCAAGCAAGGCAAGCCCGTCGCGTTCAAAGTGCAGTATGCACTACCTCGGTAGAGCCTTCGATATGTCAATTTACTCAGGCATGGTGAAGCCTGAGAAAGACCCATTCATAATAACGAAGGATACGACGGACCCTCGCGGAAGAAAGTGGGTTGTCTGGTGCAGGACTGAGAGCATGGATGTTCCCCCAGTTTCACTAGATGCGGTCTACGTGACGAGAGGAAAGAACGCCAAGGGCAGAAAATACACACAAATACACACAAAGCCGGTGACAGCCCGTGCGTTCAACTTCACAGACCTCTGCGCCAAGCACGGGTTCTACAACATCAGTGCTCGCTCATCATTCTTCAGGGGAGGCAGTTTTGGTGGCGCAGAGTGGTGGCATTTTCAGTGGGAGGACGGATTGATTCATGGTAAGACCACATTCGGGCAAGAGCTTTTAAAGGTTTACCCAGTCGAGAAGTGCAAAGAGTTCGTTTATTGGAATGTCGTAAAAGACTTTGTGTTCGGAGAGCATTGGAATTGAGTGAAGACATGCAGCAAATGGTGACGCTTTTCGCGGCTATCGCGGGAGTGATACTGCCAGCCGTATGGCACCTATCCACCCGTATCCAGAGGATACAGGGGTCACAGGAGACTCACTCACGCACAGTCGAAACAAAGCTGGACAACATTGAGGTTGACCTTCGGCACGTTCGGGATGAAATCAAAGCTGCTCGCGAGGGAAGAGCGAATCTTTGGGAGCAATTGAACAGGACACGAACCCGTGTGACGCGGGTGGAAACAGTTGTAGAAATGAAAAAAGGAGAAGGCGCATGAGCGTAACTATCACAAAGACTAATAACATCTCCGCTGAAGGCGATGTCCCGACGCTGGAGCAGACTATTCACGTAACCGCTGCGCCGTCGGTGCCTGTTGCGGCTCCGGCAAAGCCAGATGCGAATGACATTGCTTCTATCGCAATTATTGGTGCGACATGTGCAGTCATTGCCTACGGCTGCACTCAGGTGATTAAGTCGTTCTGCCAAGATCTGTTTCGGGTCCGCAAGATGGAAAAACCTTGGTGGTACCTCAGTCTGATAAGATTGCTTTGTATTGTTTTCGGTGGTGTTGCGGGGTTCTACTTGCAGGACTCGTTCGGTCCAGCCGAAGCGCATTTTGCAGTAGCTACTGGTTGCGGTGCGGGCGTCCTCTCTACATCAATCGTAGCGGTTGTGAAGAAGAAGATTAAAGCGGCTGCACCTTCGGACAAGTAATGATACCCAGTTGGTTAAACAAAGCTTTGGGTGTCCCTATTGTTAAGTGGCTAATCGGGGCGGTTGCGCTCTTACTTGTGATTGTATGGGTGGCACTCAAGCGTATGTGGCTGCTCCAGCAACGGCTTATTGTGACACAGCAAATTCGCAACGTAGAGAACAGCTACAATCGAGAGCGTGCAAAATTGCGATCAGACCAGCTATCAAAGCTAAATGCGCTGGCACTGAAGAGGGAGCGGCGGCATATCGAGCTAGAGCGTTCGAGGCGGGTCATTCGGAAGGCGCAAAACGAGGGTGTTGATGCGGTTGCTGGGATCGTAAACAAGGCTTTTAAGGGGAAATGATGCGGTCGGTTGCGCTGATGCTTGTTATGGTTCTAGTTGGGCAAACCTCTCTAAAAGCACAGGTTTGCACTCAGGCGGTCGGAATCGAGGCTGGCGTCGTAACACCGTGCGACGGTGTGCTTTGGAGCCCTACGCACTCAGTACAGGCTGTGGAGTGCGTGTCTGTAGATCTACCGAAGTGTGTTGCAGATGTGGATTACCATAGCGGTCGGTCTGCTACTTGTCGCCAGCACATCTCGAAACTGGAGACATTGTGCGACGGGAAGATCGGCCAACTAATCGACATTGCTGAAGATGCTGCGGGCCTGAAGCCGGAGCCGTGGTATAAGAACCCGTGGCTGATGTTGGGATTAGGGGTGGTCATAGGCGGGGCTTCGGTTTACTATATTGGTACGAACTACGGGAACTAAGCATGGGTTGGTTAAAAAACATCGTTGCGCCAGACGTTATTGATCTGGAAAAAGCACGCAAAGCCGAGGTTGTGAACAAGTCAAAGGCTTGGAGCTTCGACCCAAACGAGCTACGGACAGGTCTGTACGGCGGGCCTGAAGTAGCGGAGCACCAAGGTACGCTAGGGGTCAATTACAACACACTTATGGTTATGAGCCGGGTGCCCATTATAGGTGCCATTATACAGCTTAGAACAAACCAGTTAGCTGAATTCGCGATGCCACAAATGTCGCGCTACGGCCTTGGATTTAAGATCGCGATGCGCGACAAAAAAGCCAAGGCGACGACAGCAGCGGAAAATCAGATTAAGGAAATACAGACGCTCATACAGACATGTGGTGGCTACAAGTACGAACCCCAAGGTTTCGAGGGTTTCATGCGGAAGATTGTTCGAGATTCGCTCACCTATGATCAAGCGAACTTCGAGGTTGTTTACAACAAGGCCGGTAAGCCCGGAGCTTTCTGCGCTGTGGATGCGATGACAATCAGAAGAGCTATCCCAAAGGACGCCAAGCGCAAGGGCGGGGCAGCAGGTCTTGACAGCAACGATAAGGATGCTTTCGTTCAGGTTCTAGGCAATAAGCAGGTAGCTGAATTCGGAAGGCAGGAGATGGCTTGGGGGATTAGAAGACCCAGGACTTGGATGAGAGTAAACGGCTACGGCTATCCAGAGTTGGAAGAGTCGATGAGGATCATAACAAACCTCTTGAATGCGGCTGAATACAACTCAAACAACTTCACTCATGGAGTTCACGCGAATTCGATTCTGACAGTGAAGTCTGGGATGTCGAAAGAGGTGTTTGCGGCTTTCAGGCGACAGTTTTACGCAATGGTTTCCGGGGTTCGCAATGCGAAGAGAACACCGATTATCCAGCTTGACCCAGAGATGAAGGAAGAAATCTCAAACGTGTCAATGAGCCAATCGAACAAGGAAATGGAATACTCCAACTGGATGTCTTTCCTCCTTAAAGTCTTGTGTAGCGTGTACGGCCTGGACGCGGCAGAGCTAGGCTTCGTGTATGGCAACGAAGGGCAGGCGGCTTCACTCTCGCAAAAAGGGCCGGAGGAGCGAATTGTCGCGTCGAAGGAGCGTGGGTTGAGGCCGCTCGTTCGTGCCGTACAGGGATGGATGAATCAGTGGGTTGTTTACCCGGTAGACGAGGATTTTGAGATTCAATTCGTAGGTTTCGACGCTCACTCTGAATCAGAAAAGGTAGAGCTAGACACGAAGGCTGTAAAAGCGTTTAAAACCGTAAACGAAATCCGCGCAGAACACGACCTACCGCCACTCGAAGACAGCGTTGCTGACATGGTCTTAGATCCAACTTACGTGCAGTTTGCAACGGCGGGTGGAGAAGAAGAGGGCGGCGAGGAAGAAGGCGACTACGGGTCATATTTTGATGACTCTAAAGGCGACGAAGGCGAAGATGACGAGGAAAAGGGAGAAGAGGAAGTGCCCAGTGGCAAGCCGAAGAAGCCAGAGCCTCGAAAAAAAGAAGGCGGCAAAGGCGACTATAGTGACTCCTTTGAAGAGAAAACAGAAAAAGGGCTCCGAACGGTCACTATCGAGGTGACCTAGTGAAAGTAATCGTAAAAGAATCCTTTTCAGGAGAGCTTGACAGTCGCCACGCGGTAGAAAAATTGGAACAGGCTATAAGCGAGTTCTCAGAACTTGCTGGGTTGGGGGTGGGTAATTCGTTCCAAAAGCACACTTGTGATGGCCACGAGGTTTTGGAAAAGGCCGTAAAGACACACGACCACCGAGTGGACGCTGTCGATGAGATGGTTGAGTTAATGCGTAAGGCTTATGAGAAGCGCATGAAGGCGATGGTCAAAGACATCGCGAAGCGTGTCAGCGATGGCGTCTAATGTCCTTACCACCAAAAATAGATGACATAGTATCCGCGCACCACGATGGGTTCCTCTACGATCTTTTTGGAGAAAGCCTCGGTCTTCCACTGGAAAGGGTCGCTGAGTTGCGAAGTATGGGGATACTTCCTGATATCCCGGTACCAATTTTAGCCCGTGCAGGGCTGGACGTATTGGCTGCTCGCCCGCTCATGATGGCCATGATGATTGGTGCCGCAAAGCAGTCGATGGAACCTGGGAGGCGAAAACAGGCAGACCGATGGCCCGCAAAGAAGTGGGCCAAGCAAATCATCAGAGATGCCCCTTCGGTAAGTTCACCACCCCCGACTATCCCCTCGGTGACACCTATCGGTGGCGATACGCCTGACCTTCCACCACCACCTCCTCCTCCTCCGACCGGATCGGGAGGTGGTGGGCCTAAACCACCGGACCCACCGGACTTTTTGACCGACCTACAGAGGCACTCTTGGACGCAAGCAAGGGAGCGTGCAGGATCGTTTGTTCGAGGGCTAGGTAACATTGTCACAGCAGAAGCAGAAACAACGCTTGCGGAAGTGTGGAACGGAGAGCAAATAGAGCGCGAGACAGACGCAGATAAGCGTGCAGAGGTTGTCGATATCATTCGGGAAGAGACGGCGGCAGCCACCGCCAACAACACGAAGTGGAGATCTAGTACAGCGCAAAAGCTCGCATCAAACCTTGCACACAGGACTGGTGACTGGAGTCGCAATTGGGAGCGGATAGCGCGAACGGAGCTTCAGGGTGCGTACAATGAGGGCAGTGTGTTGGAGGCCATCGAATGGGACGGCCCAGACGCGCTCATAGCCAGAATACCTGAGCCAAGCGCGTGCGCTGATTGCCGACGTGTACACATGACACGAGATGGCAGGCCACGGGTTTTCAAGGCGAGCGACCTCATAAACAATGGTACAAATGTAGGCCGAAAACGCGCACAGTGGCAGGCTACTATCTGGCCCGTTCACCCGAATTGTAGATGCGACACGCAACACATCCCCGAGGGAATGGAGTTCGATGATGAGTGGGGGCTTGTATACAAGGCGTATTCATTCTCGCAGTTAGCGAACCTTGTAAAGGCCAAGGGCTATCTATACAAGGCAGGGCCTTTTATCGGTCCACGCGGTGGCAAGTGGGCTGACGCGAAGCATACGATAGCCTGGAAGGAAAAACAGACAACAAGGACTAAGGGGCATGAAATAGCAAGACTCCCGCCAGAGGTTCAATCAGAAATAGCAGGGGCGGTCACTTTTGTGACCCGCCTTTTTCCAGAATTGCAAGATGTCCGCGTGGTGATTGCAGATCATGATCTTGGCCATTCTCACGCCACTAAGGACAGTAAAAAAATCAAGCTCAACCCCACAACTTGGCTGGACGTAAATAAGCTAAAACAGCAACGGGATGAGGCGGCAGGGCTGGTGGTAGATGGGTCGATCAAGGGCATTATCGTACACGAGTTAGGCCATATACTGGCTGGCCGAATACTCAACGCGCTTGGATCGAAAAAGTACAACGAAATAGCGCAAAAGCACTTAGGCGTACCGCAAGATGGCTTAGATCCGTGGGGAGAGCCTGTATTCACCACGCTGTCTAACTCTGACATGCCAAGCGCATACGCTATGGATAACAGGAGCGAGTACGAGGCAGAAGCCTTTTCAGCAGCGGTATTTGGAAAAGCAGAAACGAACCCCAAGTGGGCGGCAGGGGCTGTAAACAAGTCTAAAGCGTATTGGGCAGACATGCTCCACGCTTATCGAAATCTAAGCAAGTCATTAGCAAAATCCGGTCCCTACATCGGCCCTCGCGGTGGTAAGTGGGCTGACGCCAAGCATACAATTGCGTGGAAGGAAAAGTCTAAGAGGCAGCTTAAAAGGGAGGCTTCGGAGAAGAGAAAGAAGGCGCGAGCGAGCGCAGAAGGGCCTGCGGTAGAGGCGTATAACAAGGCCGTTAAAGACCACAACGAACACGATGACGCTGGGTATGACGCAAACGCTTCGGACATGGTCGATGTCGCGTACGGCGGGTACGCACCGGCAAAAATAGACGCCATGAAGGTTTGGGCCAAAAAGGTGGGGCTAGAGGTTGGCGAAACTGATTTTTCAGGTGGAGCATCGTATGGCAGCGCGTACATACAATTGAAAGTTCCAGGCATCGGCGCGGTGGGAGGATCAGGACGGTTGGACCGGGCCGTTGTTGTGAGAATGTCGGATCACGGAAACATGGCGCGAGTTGGCGGGCGGCTGCAAACTGACACAAACATAGCGCCTGATTTTGGTTGGACTTTCATGAAAGGGATAGGGCACGCGATTGGTATCTTGCGCGAACGCTTTCAAGAGCACCTCGACAACGCAGACGACGACGATTATTTCGACCAAGACCCAGATGGCGATGCAGAGCGCAAGCGAATGGAAGAGGCTATGCCACTTCTTGACAAGCTCGGAAAGCTGTACCGAAAACCCGGTTAAAAACACACTTGTTGAACTGAAAGCCACTCCATAGTAATTTGAACTGAACAACTCGGAGCCCACAATGAAGACTTTTCAAAGCCTGAACGACATTTACAAGGCTGCAAAGAAGCCAAAGAAGGAAGAGAAGGAACCTGAAGAAGAGGTGTCCGAGGGGCAAATGTCCTTGTTTGACGGCCTAAAAAAGGCCGCAGACGAAGAAGAGGACGAGGACGAGAAGCGCGACAAGAAGCTGCAACAACGGCTCGACGAAGAGGCGGCTGGTGGCGAGGAAGAGTATAAGCGGATGAAAGAGGAAGAGGCTGAGAAGTCTTTCTCGGGCCTCGAAGGGATGGACATTGTCAAAAACATGGCCAAGGTCCAGGCCGAAATGAAGAGCGGGAAGTCCGCGAAAGAAGCTGTTCAGGCCGCATACCCGGATTACACCGAAGAGCAGGTAGAGATCTTTGTGAAGGACATGAAGAAAGGCTACGGCGTCTATCGTGCCAAGAAGGAAAAGAAGATGATTAAGTCAGACAATGAGAACACACGGCTTGTGGTGAGCCTCACAAAAGGCGCATTGGAAGAGAGCGTTTCGATCATGCGAGGTGGTCCAAGTCGAGCAGACGTGGCTACAGCGTTGGCTTCATCGATTAAGAAGGGTTTCAACATCCCTGCGGAGTTCCCAGAGATGATGTTAGACGATCTCGACACATGCTCTAACGTAGCTCGCAAGAGCTTTGCTAATGCGTGCATGATGACCGCATCGGGATACCCAGAATTGCAGGTAGCTGGCGACATGGTCGGGTACCTTGAAGAGCTTACAGAAGGATAAATTATGGCAGATTTTACGTCGCTAATTCATGGTGGGCTCAACGATCTCCGCAAGGGGAAGGGTCCGTTTATCGGACCCCGTGGCGGCAAGTGGGCCGATGCCAAGCATACAATTGCGTGGAAAGAGGACGGTGGGAAGTCGGGTGGTAAAAAGTTCAAGCCGGACCCTGAGTATAAGTTAAGCTCGGAGGGGCATAACAAAAAAGACTACAACCGTGGCCTGAAGGAGGGGATGTCTAGCACGACAATCCCGCAAACGTCCGAAAAAGATAAGAAAGACACGAGCTATATGGCTGGCCTGAAACAGGGCTTAATGGTGCAGATTAAGGCAAAAGACCACGCGAAAGCTCGCTATAAAATGCTGCGAGAAAGAGCAGACCGAGGTGAAAAGGGTGGGATTCCGAAGGGGTCTAGTGTCACCGAGAAAGTCTACATCGAGGCAAACACCGACGCCATCATGGAGAACATCCTGTCCGGCATGGAGCCGGACGGAAAGGGTGGCTACAAGGGTGGCTATAGAAAAGCCTCCACCACCTTCTCGGACCTCGCGAAAGGAAAGCCCACAAAGTATCTCAAGCGTAAACGCGGCAAGGGTGGTCGCTACGAGTACACCTACGCCGAAGACGGTAAACCTAAGAAGAAGAAGGGCCGCTTTGGGAACCTTCTAAGCACGTTGATGGGTGTCGTTAAGAAGCATCCATACGCGCTGATGGGTGAGTTTAAGTCGATGGTACGCGACTTCGATTTGGATGAGCTAATTGAGATGCGCTCCGAGATCAAAGACGCACTCGAAGCGAAACCTGAGAAGAAGGCTCCGGGCGAGAAGAAGGCTCCCAAGAAAGAAACCGCCGAAAAGAAAAAGCCAGCCCCAAAGAAAGGCCCGTCGGAGAAAGATATTCTTCGCCAGATGCTCAAGGCCATCGACAAGATGATCGCCAAGAAGCAGGAGGCGAACTCGAAGCTAAGTCTGAGGAGCTTGGTCGCGGGCTATCACAAGGGCGACACTGAAGCGATTAAAGAGCTATACAAGAGAGCGCAGGAATTGCTTCCTGGCATTCGCATCTCAGACGCTCTTAACGTGGTCGCAACGGCGGCTGAAAACTACGGGAAATTGCCGAAAGAATTTGTGGACGAGATGATTCGGGAGAACCGGGTCAAGGGCAAGAAGCCACCCGCAGCCGCTACAGAAGAGGCTCCGAAGCCCGCTGCCAAATACGAACGCTCAAAGTGGGCTGATTTTAAGAGCCAAATGGCCTCGTCTGACGGCGGCGCAAAATTAAACAGGCAATACGCGGAATTCGCGAAAAACGCACTGAAAGCCACGTCAAAGAAAGACCTAAAGCACGCCATCGAACAGGCGAAGGCAGCGAGTAGAAAGGATGACACGGTGGTCACTAGGACTGGTGTCGGGTATTCGACAGGAATCAAAGGCAAATTAAAGCGATTGCAAGCCCACTTGGAAAACAAGCTCAAGCTAGTGTCCAAGTATGGCGAGAGCGGGTTGGCCAAAGAAAGCGAAAAAAAGCAGAAAGAAAAGAAGCCAGTCACTCCGCAAGTTCCCGCGATGGAGGGCATGGCACCACTTGGAATAGCTCCGAAGCCCGCTGGCGAGGACATTGGCGTAGCCAAAGAGAGAGGCGACAACCGATACAAAAGCTCTGGCACCACCGACAAGGCCACGAATCACGATGAGATTATCGCCGCTGGCGGGGAATACCTCGGTCAAGGTGTGTACACGGATAAAGGTCCACCCAAGGCAAAGCGTGGGAAAAAGGGCAAGGTTGAGATCGTCCACCGTGGAGAAAAGAAACTGACCGATGGGACCATCTACGGCAAGGGTGACTGGGCCATCACTAAGCAACTTGAGTCGAAAAGGGTTACAGTGACAAACATAGCTACCGGGCACTCCATCGGTGGCGAGATGTCCGGGCCACAGGCTTCGTACTTGATGGACCAAGTCATGGAATTGGAAGCGAGTGGAAAGCTGGACGGGTTCGACCCAGACAATTTGTCCTCATCGTCATCAAAACCAGCGTTTGATGCTCTCAAGAAAGTCGCAGACGAAGTGCGCGAGGAAGGTAACTCTGGTATGCCTATCTGGAGCCGACGAAACAAGGCGAAACGAGAGGCTAACAGGCGGGCGAAGGTCGAGAAGCTCACCGAAGCAGCGTCCGTGAAAGGCGTCATCAGCCGCCCACTAGCCCTGGCTGATGTGAAAAGAAAAGAGCACAAGAGCGGAGAGGCCGCTCACAAGCGGGCAAGAAATTTTCAATCTACAGACGAATTCCGACTAAATCTTCAGCAGTCCATAGTAGACCGTTTCGAGGGCGAGCAGTACATGATTTCAACGGACGGCCACAGGATGGCGTTGATACCAGTATCGAATGACGTGAAACAAGGGGTGGGCTACGGCGAGGGTTCGCGAGATGCTCTGGGTGGAGGACGTGAATTTCCAAACTATAAGCAGGTCATACCGGATGACCGGAAGGCAAATGACACCCACGACTTCGACGCCGAAACACTGCTGGCGCACGCGAAGCTGGGGGCATCGACGCCGGGTGTCATGGCGGGTTACGTTCATTTATACGCAGACGGTGGTGCCCACAAAGCCCAAGCCAGTCATTCGGCTGTGATATCGCCTGAAGTTGACGAGAGGGAAAAGGGCATGGCGGGGATCGCTCTTGCGGAGTCCAAGCGCCCTTCCACTGCGGGCGAGCCCACCGGAGGCGACAGCAAGAGCATCTCGGTGAACGCAAGGTATTTGGTAGACGCCCTTGAGGGCGCAAAAGGCTCAGTGTCCGTGTATTACAAGGACAAAGGTAGCCAGATGATCATTGAAAGAGCCGATGGCGAGATACACGTCATCATGCCTGTGCGTGATGCTATGCCGAAGGACCACCCACACAGGACGGAAGAGTGGGAGGTAAGCCCAGCCAGCAAGTCCTTCACCAACTTCTCCGATCTTTTCAAAGCGAAGCCCACCAAGTACAAGACTCGCAAGCGCGGAAAGGACGGAAGGTGGGTTTACACGTATGCTGAGAAGAAGGCACCGAAATCGCGGATGGGCGCGTTCTTGAACAAGATTGTCGGCTTTTTCTCTGAGCACCACGACAAAGAGGATAACCTCATAGCGGCAGAAAAGAAGCTCATCTACGATCTGGAAACGCCACAGCTTGAGATGCTTAGGGATGCGATAAAGGCCGAACTGGCCGCGATGGAAAAGAAGCCTGTTCCGGGGGCAAAGAAAAAGAAGCCCTCAAAGAAACGCTCGGGAGCACCCGTAACAGCAGAAAAGAAGGGGCCGTCACGCAAGCAAATTCTTCAGCAACTTCTTGCGAAGATCGATGGAGAGTTGGCTGCTCGCGCAATCGTGGGCTCCGCACCAACGGAGTCCGAAGACAACTTCGAGACGATGCCTGATGAGGAGTCCATCGGGCACCGTAGAGCCCGAGAAGTAATGGCCATGACCGTGAGCGATGCTTCACGGCTTGCGAGCGAAGAGCCAGGGACTCCGTTACGAGCCCCACACCACACAACATCGACACAAGGTTTACTCGGTGAACTTGACCAAGCGCAGGGGGGCATCCTATTTCTCGACCAGATCGAGGACTTCTCCCTTGAGTCGATCAAAAAGCTCGCAGTTGCGATGCGAGACAACCCCTATGTGATGATCGGGTACAGAACCACCGGCACCGGCACCGAAACCGACAAGGTGAAGCTGAAGGCCCGCCTCGAAGCCCTGGGTGTTGATGTCAGCATGTGGGATGCCAATGAGGGCGTATCCGAAGACAACTTCGAGACGATTCAAGAGCACTATAGCGCGAAGAAGCAGCTTCTCAGAGACGTGGACGTTGTTCGCGCCTCGAAACTTAATGAGCTTAACGTGCCGTCACACTCGGAAATTATGGACCACGCGGTCAATCATTCCCATTATAGGCACGTTAAGCCAGCCTTTAAGAGTGCCAAGGAGAAAATTGACCGCCTAAATGAAGCTCTTGCGGCGCTAGGTGTAAGAGAGTGGCGGGGTTACAAAATAAAGCCGTTCGCCTCTAGCGACTTAGATGACTTAATCGCGATGAGGGATCAGATACGGCGCGATGAAGAAGCCCTAAGCGCGAGGGTGGGCTTGGTTTCGGTAGACCTTCCGTCGAATTCAATGATTGGCCGTGAGCATCCCGAGGTAGGGCCACAGATCAGGGAGGAAAGGGAGAAGTTAGAGGAGGTCAAATCGGCTATTGCAGCTTACAACAATGAGGGCACATCCGAAGACAACTTCGAGACGATGCCTGAAGCAACCACGCCCGTAAGCCAAGCGCATGAAGAGAATCGCCTGGACGCTGAGTTGCGAAGCAACAACACCAGCGAGCAGAAGGCCAACGAGAACATCTTCACGTATGCCGAAAATGCCTTGGACCCGGACTCGCTTAAATTCGTCATCGAGTGGTCAGAAAGTGGTGCTGTAGAAGACGGCCAAGAGTTCGCATCAGTCAATGAGCTTAACGCCAAATTGCAGGAAATATCCGACCACCATAGGGAGCGGTACGGTCTTGGTGGTGGCTACTTTAAGACAAAGGTCTACGCTGAACTTGAGGGCAATCGGTTCTTTGGCAACCGTCTGGACGTTACATCGGGCGGCGAAGACGTAAATCTGGTAGATCACATGACTGCGATTTCTCATTATTACCAGTCCGACAGGGGTCGAGAATATTGGTCGGCGGTTCAGGCTAACCAACGTGACAGGGGTGAAGAGACAGGCGAGCAGGCGCACGAGCGGGCGCAGTCGTATAAGAACATGGTTCAGCTAGTGCGGGACCATCAAAGAATTGCCAGTGGCTACGACATCGCAGGGGGCGACCCTCCTCAAGTAAAGTCTAAGAGAGAGTTAGACAAACTATCCGAAACAAGAAGAGCACAGGCCGATGCTTGGGAACAAGCAGAGCGAGAGGCCGAACAAAGAGCCGCCCAGGATGCTCACGCGGCTCGAACAGCAGGCTGGGAAGCCCCGCAGAGCAGGCGAGAGGTAACCAAGCGCGTTAAGCGAGCTATCGTTCAGGCGACTGGTTTGCCAGCGAAGGACGTTAGCGTTCGTGGTTCAACAGGGACCGCCTGGGGGTGGGTACGGATAAGCGGAAAAACGCAAGCAGCGCAAGCGGCTATTGATGCGTTTCAGGGAAGGACTTATTGGGGCAACATTTCTCCAGATGACTGGGACAGGGCAACGCTAGAGTTTGAAATTGGTGCGGGCATTCACACTCCGGGCTCTATCTCGCGAGGCGGCTTCACTAACTTCTCAGACCTGCTCAAATCAATAGGCCGTGCCTAATGCAGCCAGCCCAGCCCCCAAAGGATACAGCAATTGTGTGCGATTACTGCGGTTTTCGCTTGGGCGTCTGGGTTAAATCACGCCTAAAGATACACGTTCGGAGTCGGCTTTTAGTGGTAAGAAAAAGTGGACAAGCTGAGTTGAGATGTCACAATTGTAAAAGCGACACTCTACTTCCTCTTTTTCTACCTCTGGAGCAGCCATGTTCATCTGGTTAAACGTACTTCTGACTATGATGTTCCTTCCGGTTGCGCTGTTGTTTGGTAAAATTAAGCGAGTCGGGCTCTGTAAGGACGCAGTAAACGATCAGGTAAACGAAGCGTTTCCCGTGTCGAAGTGGACCCCGTATTTAGATCTTGAACCACGAGGCTGGTTTAGGTGTTGGATGGAGAGGAATGGGATCGGTGGTATGGCGTGCCTCGGGTACGTGTTTATCCAACAAAGACACGAGTTAATTGTGTTCCATGAGTGCGTGCATGTGATGCAGCAGAGCGCGGTGAGCCCTGCACTGATAGGTCTTACCTACCTTCTGGACATAATCGTGTTCCTTCCGTGGCGTGGATGGTTCAAGGAGGGAGAGGCTAAGAGGGTGTCCACGGTAGAGGTCGTAGCGTACCGGGTGACAGGGCAAGACGAGTGGTCTTCGGGACAAGATTAAATACTTGACACCGATCTTGGCCCGGACAAGAATGTGCAGAGAGGCCCGTAGTTTAGGGGCGCGAGAATCCGTGTGGTTTTTGTGCCTTTTTTTGTTTTGGTGATTTATGTACGAGAATAATATCGACGTATTCAGCGCATGGACCCCGTTCGACGTTGTCGAAAAGGGTGAGTCCGAAAGCAGTCCTAGTGGTCGTATCTCCGGTGTTGTTTCAACTGAGACGGTAGACCAACAGGGCGAGCAGGTTGTACAGAAGGGCCTCGACTGGGACTATTTCCTGAGCAAGGGTTGGTTCAACTGGGAGCACGCGGCTGGGCCTGAAAATGTTCTAGGGTACCCAGACAAGGTTGAACCCGTAGAAATCAACGGAACCCACGCAACTCGCGTAGAGGGCCGTCTCTTGATGAACAAGGCTAAGGCCAAAGAAATTTACAATACGGCGGTAAGTCTACAGAAGTCGGAATCAAACCGACGGCTTGGATTTTCCATCGAGGGTCAGGTGTTAGAGCGCGAAGGGAAGACGATCAAAAAAGCTCGTATTCTCAATGTTGCGATAACTGCTCACCCGATTCATCCAGACGCACGTTTGGAGATCCTAGCGCAATCACTCCTCGCCCGCGCCGCCTCTGTCGGCTATCAAACCCCAGCCGGTGAGGGCGGCTCTATAGCACCTTTGGTCGCACAATCTCTGGAAGGCTCAGTTTCAACTGCCACCTTCGGGGCTCGTGGTCTTGAAGCGTATTTGAAGAGCTTGAAAGAGGAAGACCTGATTGCGCTGCGTATTCTAAAGAGCTTTCCAACGCTCAATTTTGGAGACGCACATTCCATAGTAACAGACTTTTTACGAAAAAAGGGAGTCCTCTAATGAAGAAGGCAACGCAACTCCGAGAGGAGTTAAACGGCGTGCTTGCGGACGGGGAAGTAGATCGCGTAGTAAAATCCGCGATTGACGCTGGAACAGTCGAGAATGACATCGACTACAAGCCAGCGGTAGATCCAGAAGCACTCGACGTAGCACTCGAAGCCGTTAAGAAAGCGATGAATATCGCTAAAGAAGAAGTATCAACTGAGCAAGCACTAGCTCAAGCCGAAGAGATTGAGGAAGAAGTTTCCAAGTCTCTTAGCTTTGACGAAGTCGCTCTCGCAGAAGAAGAGGACTACGTTGATGTAACGGACGTTCTCGACACAATCACAAAGGGCGCAGACAGCCTTCTGAGTGAGATTCGCCACGAGCACACAGTGTTGGCAAGCGCAATCACTGAGATGACTGCTGTATACCGCGACATCGCTAAGGGCATCAACGCGCTTAGTGGTCGAGTCGGTGACCTAGAGAACGAAACCAAAGAGGTCCAAAAGGGTCTTGCCATTACTCCTGAACGTAAATCCGTTACAGGCACGTTAGAGGCAGTTCCCCACCCAGGTGACGCTCCAGTGCAGCTTGACCGCGCCGGACTCATCCAGAAGGGCCTGACACTTCTTGAAACTTCGACTGAGCCAATGAAGCAAGCAGAACTCTCGAAAGCCATTTCGCTTTTGGAGTCTGGTGCTGACATTAACGAAGTCGTAAGCAATTACCATCTTAACTAAGGAGGGCTTTCATTATGCTTTCAATGCCCCAAGCAAACGACCTAGTGTCGGTGAAGGACTTGCATGAGCTTAACAAAGCTCTCCGCAAGGCCACAGCGGCTGGCTACCAGACACCAGCCAGCCAAACACCAGACGGCAACACCACCTTTAGCCCACTGGTGCCTCAATCTATTGAGGCGACTCTCGCTTCAAAAACTTTCACTATGGACGAACTCGTTCTGTGGAAAATGCTGCCTAAACGCGCAGTTTCTCAAACCGTTCATGAGTACACCGTTGTAAATGAGCATGGTGGAGATATGGACCCATTCTTCGTGGAAGGTGGTGGTGGATATGAATCCCTCAGCACTTACGAAAGAAAGAGTCTGCGAATCAAGTACCTCATGGAAAAGCGAGAGGTTACTGACGTGGCCTCTATGGTCGGAATCATCGGCAATAACGCAAACGCTATTGCTGAAGCCACCGAGCGTGGAACCATCTCTCTTTTGAGCAAGTTGGAGAAGCAGCTTTTTATCGCTGACTCCAGCATCAACCCACTTGCATTCGATGGTATCGATAAGCAGATGGCTGATGGCGCTCCTAACAATGTCAGCAACCTTGCTGGTGATGACCTTACTCCAATGAAGTTGCAGGAAATCCTGTCTGGCTCCTATGCCGAGCCAAACTTCGGTAAGCCATCCGTAGTTCTCGTTGAGCCTCGCGTACACGCGCAGCTTATTGAGCAGGCTACTGCTTATGGTCGCCACGACATGATGGGCACGGGACAGGGAACAATGACCTTCGGTCGTTCCGACCTCCGCATCTCGGTGCCTTACGGTACTGGTTCCGTACCTGTAGTTGGTTGCCCGTTCTTGTACCCAGAAGGTGCACCGAACGCAGCCGCTGTTGGTACTGCACCGACAGCACCTTCTGCTTTCAACACCCCTACCGTTGCAACTCACGCTTCTTCCCTGTTCCTCTCCGGCGATGCCGGAACTTACTACTACCACGCGGTAGCAGTAGGACAGGGCGGTAAGTCAGCACCGATTGTGTCGGCTGCTATAACAGTAGCTGCTGGTGAGCGAGTATCCGTTGGTATTAACGATGACGCCCTTGCTACACCAGTAAGCGGCTCCGAGAACACTGCAAGTATCTTGTACTACAAGATTTATCGCAGCACGACCGGCGTCCACGCTGATGCAAAGTGGGCCTTCAACGTCAAGAAAGCGGATACCAGTAGTGACACCGCATTCAACGATGACAACCTTCACCGCCCTGGCATGTCCAAGGCGTATGCTCTTCAGATGACTCCAGATGTAATCGAGTGGGTAAAACTTCTCGACTTCATCCGTCGTCCTCTTGCAGAGGTGAAGACCACTAAACCATTCTTGCTCATGCTCTTTGGTGCGCTAAACATCAAGGTTCCGACCAAGAACTGGCTTATCCGTAACATCAAGACTAATCCTTGATGTTATAGTACTATGAGTTAGCCGCCTCTTCTTAGCGGGGGAGGCGGCTGCTTGTGTGCTTTTAGTGTTAATTAACCTGGGAGGAAGTACCGATGGCGGTAATCTGGAAACATAAAACAATTCGCAACAGCACTGTTGTGGTTGGCTCTGAAACCTATCAGATTGATGGAGAAGGCGTTTTGTCGCCTGAATTGTCGGAGCCAGCATCAACACGTTTGCTAGGTATTCCCGGCTATTCGTGTTCGCGAGTGCCCGATGCGAAGCCAAAAGAAAAACCTGCGCCGAAGAAAAATCCAGCAGCCAAAAAGGCTGCCCCAAAGAAAAAAGCGGCTGCAAAGCCTAAGAAAAAATAAGGAGAATTCTCATGGCCGATCCTACCGGAACCAACATGACAGCCGCGAAAGCCAAGGCGATTGACGCGACTGACCCTGCCCTCTACGAATTACGTCTTTGCGAGCGTGTGCAACAGCTTCGCACAGACCACGAAAACCCAGTTCTCAGCACTGTGTCTGCGCCTGCGAGCACCACAACGACTCTCACAGACGCACAGTCTGGCAGCGTGGTGCTTATGGCACCGAACGCAGCCGCAATCGTACTGCCTACGCCATCTGTTGGCCTGAACTACAAAATTGTTCTGACAGGCAACTACGCCTCGGCTGTATGCACTGTGAAAACAGCGACCACAGACGGTTCGGTGCATTTTGTCGGTGGCTGGACCTCTCCAGACTCTAACCACGGAGCGGCGTCCAACAACAGCAGCAATGATGCCATCACCTTCGGCGCTGATACAGAGGCGGGTGACAACATCGACCTGACCTGCATTAGTGCCACACAGTGGCTTGTGACCGGGTTCTCGAACGCGACGACGAACGGAATCACAATCGCTGACGCATAGTCTTAGTCAATAAGGAGATAGGCGGTGGCCATCGCAGATCAAGTTTCAGTCAGCTTTCTCAAGACCAACTTTTTAGCTGGTGTTGACCTGACATTTGATGATGGCACCGCCTACCCCGACTCTCTTTATCAGCAGAGTATTGATGCAGCCATTTCTTGGCTAGAAGCAGACCTTGAGGTGGTGTTCGATGATGCCACCTTCACGGAACGCTACGATGCGCGTGATATTGATCGCAACGCATTCTGGTTAATTCACGTAAATAAGCGTCCGATAAAATCTGTTACGTCGTTAAAGGCACGCTACGGGTCTTTCGACGGGGTAACATTCCCGGTAGATTGGATTCACATATCTTCGGAGATAGGTGGCCAGCTTCAGGTCATTCCGGGTCCATCGAGTATGGGTAGTTTTGCGTTTACATCCGGTGTACCGTTGCTTATTGGCGACGTGTTTATGCCAGTGGAGTACATGCCGTTGTGGTGGGAGATTACTTACACGGCGGGGTTTACCAGTCTTCCAAAAGACCTTATCCATGCGATAGCTCTGAAGGCAGCCTTACTCCCTCTTGATGTTGCCGGTGACCTCATTGCGGGCGCAGGCATCGCGAACAAGTCGATTTCTGTCGATGGGTTGAGCCAGACAATTGGCACGACGGCATCGGCTACGAACGCTGGCTATGGTAGTCGGATTCTTCAATATGAACGGGAGCTTAAAGCACTCTTGCCACAGCTTCGGAAGCGTTATCGCGGCAAGAACATGATGGTGATCTAATGCTTCTGCCGGTAGATACCCCAGCAAAGCTGTCGCCAAGAGTCGATTTCCGACCAGAGGAATTTAAGAAGCTACTGTTCTCGCACGGTCTACGTTTGAAGTGGGAACAAGCAGCGACTTGCCCCTGCAACATAAAGGTGACCGCAAACGAAGGTGTCGCTGCTTATCTGAAGACAGGCTTTACTGGAGAGACGCGGGTTGCGTGCCCTGCCTGCAACGGCACAGGTGTTATCTACCACAGTAGCCAAGAGGTTCGCGCTATCGTCACGAGCGCAAGAACGAATCCAGAACGCTTTAAACTCTACGGAGAGCACGCTGAAGGCGCGATGGGGCTCACGCTATTACCAGAACACCTTCCGGGCTTCTTAGACCGATTTACGCTCCTTGATGCCGTCATTGTGTACACGGAGACACGCGAGCGAAAGAAGGCCAAGGCTTCCGCAACCATTACCGTTACATCGGGTTCAGCGCAAACGGTGGGTGACAAGGTGACGATTAACGTACCTGTTGCAGCCGGTGGCACTGGGTCTGCTATAGACGTACCTTTAGTGGCGAGCAACGGGGTGCCAAGCCTCGAATCAGCAAACTCCTTTCAGTCCTCAACGGACAAGGTCGAGCAAGCCAGATATATAGCAGCCGCGATCAACAACGCGGTTTCAGGTGTCTTTGCATCTACAGAAAACCGGCCTGTGGTTACGATACAAGCTACGACATCTGGCACTGCTGGAAACGCTATAACGGTGGTGGCGACACAGTCGAGTAGTTGGATGACGGTTTCGGGCTCACCACTGAGTGGTGGCGACGATAACGTGATGAAGATGCGGTACCCGATTGTGAAACGAACGCTCGCGCTCACGGGCGGGAGCAAAACTTTTGGAACGATGTATCTTCGTAGCGCACTGACCGATAATGTCATGGGTAATATCGCCACGACCGTTTGCGCTGAGGATACGGACTTCAGCGTGAACGGCGATGGTGACCTCGATTTTTCGTCGGCAACATCGAAGACCCCAGCGGTAGGAAATATGTTTACGGTTTCGTACTACGCCAATCCGAGATTCATAGTACGTGACCACCCACATAGCCTCCGAGTCTCATACGTGAAGGAAAAAAGCGTATCCGCAACGAAGACGGAGATGCCTGTAAATGTAAATTGCTGGCTCGAATTCAGAGGCGACCCTGAGAGGTTTAGTGATGGCTGAGTTACGCGCTGAAACTATCGACCTAAGCAAGGTTGTGCGAGCGAGCAAAAGCCAGAACGCGAAGCTCATTCGGTCTATCGCGATTCGGGTTAAGATGGAAATTCTGAAGGAGGCAAGGAATAGCCTCGGTACGACGCTGAATGATTACATTCGCGGCCTCCAGATTGATCACATTTCCGAAACCAGTGCTCGCATCGTCTTGACTGGCCCGATTGCGAATATGATCGAGCAGGGCTTAGGTAGCGGGGGGATTGGGACAATCGGACCACGGGATATGCGTGCAGTGCTTCTAAAGCCCGGAACAAGAAGCTTGCGGCATGGTAAAAACGGCATGTACCTGCACGTCCCGTTTACGCACACGAAGGGATCTATCGAGTCAAAGGGCGGGGCCAGTGCCATGACGGCTGCAAGACGGCTATCCCCGACGCAAACCAGCCAGAGAGGGGCAAGTCGGGTCACGCGGTGGGCTCCGGGCGAAACGGGCCGTCTTGGCAATGAGTTTCACAAACACCTAACGGGTATGGTGAGGCTTGAAAAACAGTATGCGGGAGCGACACAAAGCACATACCGGACTTGGCGTACAATATCCGAGGCGTCAAAGACCGGGTGGATAGCCGCGCCGATTAAAGCTCGCAATTTCTTTGAAAAAATAAACATGCTTGTGCCACAGTTCGTAAACGAAGCTCGTGCGAGGATGAATCAATAATGTTGGATAGACACACACTTTTAGTGCTGCAAGCCGGTTGGCAAACCTTGATCGATGACCGGGTGATGTTCCACGATCTTTATCCAATCGCATCGGATTCAGAGATCGAAAGCTGGCGAGCGGCCTTCAAAAAGCATCCGGTGGTCTTTAAGGCGGCGTTTGCTCCGGGCGAAGAAGAGCTACCGCTTTGTGTGGTCCAATTGTCGTCGGAGTCCGTTGAAGTTCAGCCGCTAGGCGGCGTTGGTGGTTGGACACCAAACCAGTCCACAGGCTCGGTCACGATGTCTAGTGCTGGCGTACCGTCCCACGCTTCTGGCGTTCGAGATTACTTCCACTACGGAATTCGGCAGAACGTGAACATATCATGCTACACCGAGCACCCCGATCTTACGCGATCACTACATTACGGGCTTCGTGCGGTTATGTTTGCAGCCCAGGATTGGTTTCTCGGGAGCGGGTATTCAACAATCGAATATCAATCGGCCTCTGATCTAACAACAGAGCTAGAGCTTCTTTTTGGGTATGTAAGGCAAATGAGTTGGTCCGCGCTACGTATGGAGCAAATTACGGGCGTAAGCCGACTCGCACACAGTATTTCAGTTCACATGAATGATATTGTTGTCGCTGGGGTAACTGGTGGTACAATAGCTCTTAACGAATAGTAAGGAGGCACGCGATGTCAGCGTCCACATTAACCTTCGGTGGTTTCCAAACACGGCGGCCCGGTACATACGCGCTGGTAGATGCCTCTGCTTTAGGCGGCAAGCAACTAACAGTAGGTCGATTGGGAATCGTTGGTGACTTCCCGTTCCTGCAACAAAACACAGCGAAAGAGGTCACTTCACCTCTGGCGATGTCACAGCTTGACTCGACGAACGAGGATCTACAAGTCATTACGCGACTTGCGTTCACTCCATCAAACGATGAGCGGGTTCCGGGTGGAGCTACAGCGGTAGTCCTTATGAACGCGGCTGTCACGACTCAGGCCAGCAAGGCAGTGTCTTCGTCGGGTGCTGAAGACGTACTTCTTTTAAAAAGTCGAATCTGGGGAGCCTCTGGGAACCGTATGCGCTACGCAATCGCAGCAGGGACCAACGAGGGGAAAAAGCTCACCATTGAACACAATGGAACATCTGAGGTTCACGACAATGTGACCTGGGGAACCATCTTACAGGTGAACTACAGCGGTAGCTCGTTTGCGACTGCGACCATGTACGTGGACAACTCGTCGGCTGGAAACGGGTTGGTGATCAACGCTACGCGCTCGCTTGGAACCTCCACTGGATCGCACGCCTTGGCTACCCCAGCCGACGGAAAGGTGACCATCACATCAAACGCCATCGGTGCAGCCGACGCCAACATAACTGTTGTTGTCTCGGGAACAGCCTTGGTAGATGGTGTGGCCACAACAGGCCAAACCGAAACAATCGTGTTCAATAACACGAGCGGAACCTCGAAAGAGGGAACTAAGCACTTTACGCACATCACAACAATTGCGAACACGCACACGAACATTGCAAACGCTGCGACTGCACAGTTCGACGTTTTCACAGCGAAAGACAGTGGTTCGACTAACCAGAGCCATAACTTCGCGAAGATTTCAGACGCAGTTGAGGAACTGACTAGCTACACAGATTTCGCTGCGACATCCGTATCTCCAAGAGTCTCAAGCTTGAAGATAAGTGAGCTTGATGACTTCGCATCGTCCGGGTCACCAACTTCCATCAAGGCGTCTCTCCAAGATTTGACTGCGGAACTTCACGCAGTCAACGCTGCTTTCAATAGCAGTGCGCTCGTGTCATCGACTGTTTCCCTTGAGGGAGCGCGCAAGAATGTCGCGAATGTCACAGCAACCTATCTTATTGGTGGGACTGCGACAGCACCTACGACTTCAGGCTACCAGACAGCCTTGGAAAACCTAGAAAGCCAGAACGCGCAAGTGCTCGCGGTTCTTTCCGATAACGCGACTGTTCACGGTTACACAGTCACGCACTGCAAGAAGATGGCGGGCCTCGGTAAATCAGAGCGTAACGCCTGGGTAGGTGCAGCCGCTTCCGAGGCGTTGTCAGCACTGAAGACTCGCGCAAAGGCAATAAACTCTCGACACGTCGCTTTGGTCGGCCAAGAGATATATATCGCCAACGCGAAAGGGACTTTAGCCTACTACGCGCCAATGTATTTAGCATTGCAGCTTGCAGCTATGCAGTGCGGGACACCAGTTGCTACGCCTCTCACACGTAAGCTGCCAGCACTGAGTGGGTTTCGGCAAGCAGCATCATGGTCGCCTGATAAAAACGCAGAGGAACTTCTCTCTAACGGTATTTGCTTTCTCGTGGATACCGATTTAACGCCACGAGTCGAGCGTTCTATTACGACCTACCTCACGGACGACAACGCTATCTTCTCTGAAGTTTCAGCTAATGAGTCTGTAAACACGTCGGTACGTGACTTGCGTGCAGAATTGGACACTTTCATCGGTTCCGCGTCGGTGGCAGGTACAACTGCGCTAATCAAAGAGTTGGCCGTTTCGAGGCTTAAAAAACAGGTTGAGCTTGGCTATATCAAGGCATTTAGAAATGTCTCGATTGACGACCTTGGCGATACTTTCCGTATCAACTACGAAGTAGCTGCCACCGAGCCAATCAACTTCATCCTCATCGTCGCACACGTTGTGCGAATTGCGGCTGCATAAGGAGTATAAAAAATGGCAACTGAATTAGGACGTGTATTCTCGGGTGCTCGCGCAGAGATACACATAAAAGGCTCTCAAGGCTTAGAACGAGTCGGCTACGCGACTGGGGTGACTGGGACAGAAACGCTCACGCTTCAAGAGGTTGAGGTGCTTGGTCACATCGACCCTATCGAAATCGAGCCCATCGGGCGAAGGGTTACTGTCACAGCGGACTTTGTTCGTTTCGTTGGCACGAGCCTGAGAAGCAAAGGTTTGTGGCCGAAAGCTGGGGCAGATGCCAACTCGGCAGTGTCGGAGGTGATCAATTTTCCAGACCTTGAGTTCATTGTCTTCGATGCAATCAGTGGCCAGAAGATCTTCAAGGTTGAGGGTATCAAGTGTGAAACAAGGACGTTCCGAGTTGACCGCGCCGGTCTAACTACGACAAACGCAACATTTAGAGGTCTTCGCATGACCGACGAAGGTGATGCGTCTAACGAATAATCGCAATATAAACACACGGGGAGGTAAAGTGTGTCTTTAGATGATATTAGGCAACTCGGAGAAACTTCTGAGTCAGAAAAGGTTTACGAGCGTGAACACACGTTCGTTGTTAGGTACAAGTGCCCGGAGGGTCGCCAGTACGAAGCGGCCATTACTTCTAAGATTCTTTCGGGCGATGATCGCAACAAGGTAGCGCGAATTGCAGCACAGATAGCAGCGTGCCCCTGGGATCAGCTTCCGATGGGTGAGCAAATCCGAATTTATGGCCTTGCCGTGTGCTCTGTCGCACTCGATAGCCCGCCAGACTGGATAAATAAATTCATTACGGAAGACCCTGCTTTGTTAGGCGGCATCTATGAGGAGGTGGCCCGACATGACACGGGCTGGTTTCGTTCAGGTGGTGGATCGGGTAGCGAGGACGAGGAAGAGGCCAGAGTTTCAATTTCTTCAGAAGCACCTACCTCAACTCCAGACGAGCGAATGCAGCCCATTAGTTCCAAACCTATGCTTGGCCGATCTGTATGAGGCTAATTTTCTTCGCATGGAAGATAAGCATTGGAATGAGTTCTTAGCTAGTAGGGCGTCTACCGGAGAAGGGTTAGTGACCGGCGATCAGGTTTTCGATGAAATGGAGCGTAAGCTCTTCTCGGAGCTTGATGGTGGCGAAGAAGTGGAGACAATTTCCGCAGCTAATGGTACAAATGAGGTAGATAAGAAGCCGGAGAAAGAAGATGCCTGAGCAGCGGCATAGAACTATACTCGACATCCAAGCTGACACGTCTAGCGCAGAGCAGGCGATTCAGCGTTTAGAGGATAGGATACGGTCGATGCAGCAGGCGGCTAACATCACATTCGGTGGTGGAGGCGGCGGTGGCGGTGGTGGCGGTGGTGGCCAAATCAACGCGGGAGCTTCAGGTACCGGCTCACACAGGCGCGGTCGGTACGGCGGGTCAGATCAAGTAAGGGACAGCCAGGGAAGATTCGTTGGCGAAGGTGGTGGAAGCGGTGGCGGCAGCATGTTTCAGGGCCTTGGTCGAGGTTTGCTCGGGCTTGGCGCTGTCGGCTTTGCGGGTCAAGTAGGTGGATACTCTGCTGGGCAAGTCTCCCCAGGATATGGCGGCGTAGCTGCTCGCCAACAGCAGCGTTTAGCGATGGGCCAGACAGCCGGTATGACAGCCGGTGGCGCATTGATGATGACAGGCAACCCGGCTCTTATGGCTGGTGGTGCGCTGCTCTCTATCGGTAGCTCGTTCTTCGGGTCACGCTCGCGTGCAGACCTTCAGCGACAGCAGAATCAGGCTCAAATGCGTCAATCGGTAGCCGAACGAAGCATTAGCATTAACATGGCCATGCGAAGAGCTTCCTTTCAGGGCGCGAACGTGTTTGGAGCAGACGCAAGCGCGCAGAACGACCCATTTTCAATGTTGCGTACGGGTGCCAATTTGGGCATGGACCCAACACAAGCGGCTGGAATGCTTCAGCAAATCACCACGGCTGGTGGTGGTGGCTTTAACGGTGACTTCATGGGTCGAAACCCACAGACCTTCGCAACCAACCTCATTCAAAGCCTCGCAGCCGGTGTCAGCGCGGGGGGGATGGGGAATTTTGCAGGGCAGTTTAGGGCCGGTGGTGGTTTTCGTATGGGTGGAAACCGAGGGCTCGGCGGTGGCGAGTTGATGATGGGGCTTATACGCAGCGGGCAAGAGCAAGGTCTTGGCTCCGCTGGTATCGACCAGATGTTATCTTCGTTCACTCGTATCGGGCAGATGATGGAGGAGAAGGGCATGAAAATAGCCCCAGAATCCATCCTGAGCTTCTCTGAGAGCCTTCGTGGGCACGGGGGCATGAATGGCCCATTCGCGGGCGCACAGGGCATGAGAGCGGCCCAGACGATGATACAAAGCAACCTGGGTGCGCGGGATAAGTTACTTTCTCCCTTCCAGGGGCTAGGCCAAACGATGGCGATGGCGACGGCACTAGATAAAACGGGCGGTAACCTTGTGGCCGCAACCGACCTGCTAGAAACGGGTGGCCCCGGATTCGCGGCTAACTCGGTGCTCGGCTTTGGTGGAGAGGATTCGTTTTTGTCGAAGATGGTTTTCCGGTCTATGGGGTTCGGGGGAGGTCAGGCTGATGTCCTTGCTTCCGGTGGCTTTAGGAACGTGAACACGGCGGGATTAGCAGACCAACTCGACACATCGTTTGCTATGGGCGGGGGAATGGACATTGCAGCACCGGACGCACCGGGGGCCGCCGTAGCCCAGGCATCGAAGACCCTTCGCCAACAACAGATGATTAGTGGTGGCGAAGCGACGAACATAATTAGGTCATTGGCAAATATGGAGGATGCGTGGGTACGCACGGCATCTTCTCTTGAGAAGTACGTGACCAAGAATTACTAATGACCACGAAAACACCAAACGAAGATGTCGGCTTTGCTTCCGCTGGAATTTGCGTCGAATTGCACACTTTCGACAAGAACACGGTCTTGGACCTGAGTGACGCTGCCAAAGCTGAGGGCCTCAATACCCAACTTTCATCGTGGCTGCTGGCCTCGGATAACAGTGTCCAGGGAATTGATGATGGTTGGCTCAAAGATGTGGTGAGAGGTAATAATCTAGGCGACCTGACGGAAAAAACAGGCGGCCAGGTTTCGGAACCGAAGATACCCGACGCATCCGCTTGGCAGGGAGGAGGTATCCCGCTAGACGTGACCTGCTGGGTGAAAAGCCTCTCTTGGTCACAGTCTACGACGCCACCATACGACACAATATCTGTAGAGCTTGCCTTGCCTGTTGCAGACGCAGGGTGGCTCGCAAAGCACCTAATGAGCGATGCCCAAGGCGGTTGCGTCGTAGTTCGCCGTCGCGGTGGGTACTCAACCAACACAACAACCGATTGGCCAGCCGTGGCGTGGGGTTTTATTGACAACGTAGAGCACGGTGCGAGCGCGGGTCAGAATGGTGAAATCAGAAGTTATGGTGTCCAGATTAAGACTATCAGTTGGTTTCAATATCTTCGGTACACGAGGCCGATAGTGGACGTTTTTCAGGCGGCACAGGCGAAGGCAGCGGGCTCTGAAATTGGCGGGTTTAGGATTGGGACGCTATTTTCGTTGTCGAGTTGGTACAAAGGTGTAGTTACACCTATGCTCAAAGGCATGACGGGCGTCCGCGTTCACCGGCTGGTAAGATCGCTCCTGAAAGTTCTGGGCTCTCCACAAATACCAAAGTCACTCACTCCAGGCGCAAATAGTAGCAGGGACAGGGAAATCGGTCGGTCGGTTTACGTGTATCAATCGATGGGTGCAGACATGGTGTACAACCATGCTTACACACCGACTGGTGATGTCGGGAAACAGGAGTTGGAAAAATGGGCGGCTGGCGGCGTTAATGCGATTCATCCGACAGCAAACGTGTCTGTTCCTGCACCACCACCGGGAGCAAGAGTTGTGTGCCCACCCGGCATCGCAATGCTGAATCTTGGCGACTGGAAACAGACATCGTCTGTACATGACATGATTCGTCAGAATTTCGCGCCAGACGACGCGCTCATCGAGATGTTCCCATCGCTTGTTCCGCTCGACCACCATTTAAAAGAAAACGCTAATTTCGGGAAGGACTGTAAGTATTGGAAAGGCGATAAATCGCTTACACCATTAGGCCGTGGCCTAAATGCGTTCCCGACCCTTATCTATCGCTTCATACCGGACGCTGGAGAGACTTACAGTGGAGAGATGGCGCATGTTCTTATCGGAGGCTCGACACGAGAAGGCTCTAAGTTTAGCGAGAATCGAATCAAAGTAAATCAGGTTATGAGCTACCGAATTCGTTACGAGGAATCCTCTCGAATGAACGTGTTCGCTGCAATCTTTCCGCTTTCGCCTGAGTCTGAGATAAAATTCAAAGGCGGGCTTCCCATTTATCTTAGCTCGTCCATGAAAAGGTTCGGCTGTAGGGCATACGAGCCCAACTACACCTTCATCGGCTTACCGAAGCAAAAGCGTGAAGACAATCATTACATTACTGGCATGAATGATGCCGAAATTAAGGCAGTTGCAGAGTATATGGTCAAGCACGGAAAGGTTGACCAGTTCGGTAATGTGACATCTATGATGGACTCCACGACCACTGACCAGATAGCGCGTCTGACTGGCCAATTCGGGACGAGCCAAGATAAAGTCATGGAGAAGATGACTGCGTTTTCTAAGTACGCGCAAGCGGCGTTTGAGGTGAAGGAGCGTGTCGAAAGCGGTCAATCGGACGGCATGGCGGCTGCCGACAACATGGAAGGTGCGCTTTTGCAGGCGAGGGGTTACGCAGATCAGGTACAACAGGCTTTAATCTTCACACTTCTTCGCCAAGTCAATGAATACAGCGCAAAAGTACATTACTGGGGTCCACTTGTTGGGAATTGCTCTGCGAGCACAGCGTACACACCGGAGCTTCAGGCCGGGATGCACGTAGAGTTGACCCCGTTTCCAGACCAGCTTCACACAAAAAAGCGGTATGGGGCAGCGGTCGATCAGGCGTACTCGTCGTTTGACCCGGCAACTGGAAAGCCACAAGCGAAGGGCTTTGATGATTTCACAATTGACGGGTACTGCACTGAGGTGACGCATTCAATTTCTGTGGGTGAGTCTGGGGCTGTTAGTAGGCGAACAGATATGTCATTGGCGCGAGCAAGAACATTTCACGGTTTTCCAGGCCCAGGTTCATCGTTAGACATGGACTTTCGATCTTTTCGTGGAATGAGTGACGAGCAGGCAAGGAAGGTCGCAGACGAGCTACCCAGTGCGACTGGAAGCGACTGGTCATCCGATTCAGGCGATAGGTAACGAGATATGGATTTTGTTCAAAAATGTGGAGGCAGGTTGCCCGCTGGAGGCACCTCAGACGTGAACAACGTCGGGTCGATTAGGGAGTTCACAAAGGGCCTTCTTATGTCCTACGGGCCTGCCGCAGACGGCGGGATGGTGGGAGAGGTATTCGATTTACATGGGTGTCATGTGTATACGGAGTGCCAATTTCTTCATCACGGCGGGATGTCCGAAGGCAAGATGAACTGGGACTTTGGTTACGAGCCACCACACCCGGATGTTATGGATAGCCTCATGGGTAACAGGCCGATGTCGGGAGAGGCTGGTGGGTCAGAGTGGGATAAGGCCAGTTTTGTGCTTTTAGGCTTCATTAACGAAGGCTCTACCCGGATGCCGGTCATCATGGGCCAACTACTCAGCTTGAAGCAGCGGGTTCTGATGGCTGCCACGTTTGCCGATGACCAAACTGCAAACCGGGGCTCGGGGTCGCTTCTTGGTGGCCGTGTTTCAGGGCGTGACCTTGTAAGACAGGCGGGAGGCACGCTATTTCAGATATCATACCAAGGCGGCGTCACGTTTGACACGAACTGGCTATCTAAGTCGGACATGCTTGCCGACTCTGTTAGCAAGGGACTAGCGGACGCATCAGAGCAGAATGCCCGACCGGGCACGGGATCATCTCGCGTATCAACATCCAGCGATGGAGTCTCGCGGGAGTGGTTACCAAAGACGCCATATATCAGATTTATCTGCACGCACACCGAGGAGGGATTGCGTGGGGAGGTGTCAGTTATCCTTCAGAGGTGGTCTTGGAAAAAAGCAAAAGCAGGCGGTGGATGGGGAACGGAGTACCCGTCCGAAGAAAGAAAAAACGCGATACTGAAGCGTGACTTTCCCATGCTCGGACAGCGGGTATCAACTTTAATGTATGCAGCGTTCAAACATTTTGAGCAGCGTATTTTCCAACTCGAAACCCAGATGTTGTGGTGCTGGAATCAGTTCATCACAGTCGAAAAAGAATTTGGTAAACTCGATGGTGCAGTTGTCTTGGGTACGGGGTCTTTTAACGGAACCCTAAAGACTCCTCTGGCTACGGTGGCTGGAGGCCCCGTCACAACACCCCACTCATATTATTGGGGCAGCAAGGGCCTTTTTGAGCACTCAGACCAGAACTCGACGAAAACCGGCAAACATTACATAAGCGGGGCTGCTGGAAATCAGCGCGATGGGTGGGGAAGCAGAATCCCCTACGGCGTGCCAACCACGCCAGAGCACGTAAAGGCGTATGATGCCAACCACAGTAAGAACTCCTCGTCGCAAGAGGAGGCCGCGATGGCATCGACGGTCAAGATGACTGAAAAAAACACCGCCAAAAGCGCAAATTTTGTCAGTGAATTAAATGAGCAGCGGGAGAATTGTGCTCGACCACCATCCTACGGAGAGCGTGTCCGGGGTCTGGTTCGGTGGTATCAGGGAGGCTACAATAGCGCCTGGGTGAATTGGCCTGGGCGGTCTTCTTTGACCATCAAAAATCCAACGTGGGAAAAGGATATATCAGCGTTCAGTAACATCAAAAACATGAATCCCGTCTCAGGCGCGGGCGCGGGCTCAGGCAGGCTCCATCCGGTTACCAGTGTTGCTAATAGCCCCTACAACGAAACATCAACCAATATTCAGAAAGCTCTGCCAGCGTCGATAGAATTTCACTTTCCCTGCGATGCCAAGATCGCAACTCCATTTTTTAAGAAGCAAGACGTAGGATATGGTCACTACGCACTAAACAGCCCAGAACAGAATGCGCCGATGATCGCCGCGATGACGTTCTCAGAAACAGCGATGAATCTATTTACCGCTGGCATCCACGTCTCGGGAATGAGCGTGGATGAAGACAGCCCATCGTTCGGATTCGAGACTGTGATGAACAAAAAAGAAGAATCTGTCACGCAAGATCTACGAAAATTCTTTCACGAGAGTTAAAATGTGTGTTTTTGGAGGTAAATTATGGAATTTCTAGGAAGCCTAAATCCGCACGCGACTCCGATTAAATATATAATTGAGTACACAACGAGCGGTGGTGACGTGAAATACATACCGCTCCCATACAACCCGATACAGATTCGCTTCAACAAACAATTTGCGACGGTGGTGACCCCGACCCTTGGCCGGCTTCCTGTGGTAGAGCATTCAGGCCCTCGGTTCATGGAGATTGAGCTTCAGGGTCGCACGGGCCTCAAAGAGCGAAGACAGGTGTTAGACGGGGGGTGGTGGTCACCAAACAACATCTTCGACGGTTACGCGGCATTCTCGAAGCTGTACAAGGCTTTGGTGGATTGGGAATCGGAGGCCGCCTCGATTGAAGCCGAACACCATAGTGAAAAAAAGCCCTTTAGGCTCGCAGCCTCTTCTTTTACTGGGTTAAAGTTCGACGATGCAGACCAGAACCTAACGCGGTCTGGTGGTCGAATGGTTTTACGCGCACTTGACGAGCAAATCGAATACCACGTTGAGCCAACCTCGTTCACTTGGTCAAGGCGGGCGTCTGGGCCTCGTTTTGGGTACCAGTACACACTAAACCTTAAGGGGTACGGCGAAGCAGAGAGGATATCCAAGCCTAGCGTTGTCGAGATGGCGTTTAGTGCGTACGCGGGAGCAACCGCGTTTATCGATACCTACCGGCGTGGCGTTCAAAATCTGACCGGCATTGTGAGCGACCTCAATGCTTTGGTCCACGGCGCGTCAACTCAGATCAAAAGAACCGCGCTCACTGTCATAAATATGGGCAACGAGCTTGTGGCTACATCGCGAGCGTTAAAAAACACTCCAGGCAATTTAAGCCTCAACGCGCTGGAGGTATCAAACAGATATAAAGCTCTTATGAACGACTTGCAGAACGCATTCGATGACGAGGACGTATACGACGCGGACACTGATCCTCAAACAAACGCAGTAGCCAAATCGAGCGTTCACGACTTCCTGCTGGCACTAGCCCCAACGATAAATGCCGCGAATTTAACAGCCGCATCAACGCTCCAACTCCACTACCAACCGAACATGCCATACGTGTATTTCCAGTCACAGTTGGATGTTGAGAAGCAGATGGGGCTAGAGTCGATGGATGGTGCGATACTCAGTGACGAGCGCAATCGATCACATGCAGTCGAGGCTGGTTTTGATGGTGGCGACTGCGTCTACCATACAGTCGGTGTTGGCGAAAGCCTGTATGAAATTGCTGAAAAGTATTACAACTCCCGACATTCGGTTGGCCTCTTGATGCTGGCTAATCCGGCCCTTGATGAGATGTACGCCTCGGACGCTGGGACGCCAGGGTATTTAGAGGTCGGTAGCGTGCTTATTGTGCCAAGCCCATCAAATAAAGAGCAGGGAATCGTTGATCCTAACAACCCACTCGTTCAAGGGCTCTTTGGAATCGACCTAATGCTCGACGAAGACGGTGATCTAAAGATCAAAGGTGATGATAGCGATGATATCGCGTTGATCCGGGGGCATGAAAATCTTCGACAGGGCCTTCTGAACAAGCTAAAAACATATCGTGGCGACAACAAGGTTTTCCCTGAAATCGGCCTACCGATACGTCCTGGCGACCCTTCGTCTACGGAATCTATCGCGATTCTTTTGTCCGAACTGAAGAATCAGATTGTAGGAGATAAGCGGGTTTCCAGGCTGCAAGACGTACAGATTGTGGACGGTGGCGACCGCCTCGCGGTAAGATGCGATGTGTATCCTGTGGCTGGTGGATTTATACCGGCTGAGATACCGATTTAGGGGTTCCAATGCCATTCACACCACGCCTAAGAAATGAAATCTTGCAAGACATGGTCGCTCGCGTCGTTGCGAGGACCGAATTAAATGACCTCAACGCAGGCTCGGTGTTGTTACAAATCCTGGGTTCTGTAGCTGAAGAGCTTGAGCATATTGAGCTACGGATGAAGTCGGTTCGTGACAGTTACTTTCTCGAAGGTGTTTTCGGATCGGAGCTTGATGAGCGCGTTGCTGAACTACCACCGAACGGCGTTATAAGAAAGGGTGCGGTTTCTGCACGCGGGACAGTGACGATTCAGAGAACAGTATCCGCTGGTGATGCTGGCCTTTCTGTTCCGGTCGGCGGCCTGATTGTGTCCTCGACTTTTAATCCTGGGGTCACCTACACAAACGACGCGGTAATCAGCTTTGCGACCGATGCAGCGAGCGCAAACGCTAATGTGGTATCGCTAGTCCCAGGCACGTCCAGCAATACAGCGGCAGGCACGATTAACTCGATTGACTTGAGCCCGAGCCCCTCGGTGTTTAGCGTTACCAACGCTGCACCAATAGCGGGCGGCCAAACAAGGGAGAGTGACGCATCACTACGCGCTCGCGCTAAAAAATACCTAAAGTCCCTATCTCGATGCCAGCGGCCCGCGCTGGAGTATAAGGCGATAACTTTTACCGGCAGTAATGGTGACACTTTCAAAAATGCGACTGTCTATGAAGATGTCAGCCGACCCGGCTATTGTGAATTGGTTGTGGACGATAAAGGTACCACCGCGAATGGTGTGTCTTTAGGCGCAATTCCTCCACAGGTGACAGTCCCATCGACAGGTATTTCGCAGTTATACTTTCAGGCCCCGGCGCAGGACGCGCCAAAAATATTTAAGAAAGCGAGTGGTGCATCGACGTTTACAGAGCTAGAGCCCGATGTCTACAAGTCGGACTTTACAATCATCGAGGAGCGAGGCGTTGTTTACATCAATAACCCTGAGCTTTTCTCGACTGGCGATACCATAGCCGTCGGAGTTGTTGCTGACACGTCAGCGGACTTGATCGATGCAACGCAATCCGGCTACTACGTTTACGGTGCTTCGATCAAAGAGCTTCAAGATCAGTTGGAGGGTGACCTCAATAAAGGCGCGGGCTTTTACGGTTTCCGTGCAGCCGGAACCAGGGTCCGGGTGGTGCCACCGACAGCGCAGTATTTTGATGTAGAATTCACAGCAACTTATACGACAGCGTCGGAAGTAGCTCTTTTCGGAGAACAGGCTCAGTTGGCCGTCGTTGACTATGTGAACGAATTGGCCCCAGGGCAGCCAGCCCTGCTCGCAGAAATGTCGCGCAGAATTATGGATATCTCTGGTGTAACGAACGTGCTCATAAATGAGCCACAGACTGACGTGTATCCTAAGTCGATGCGTCACAGCCTTCGCGTCGAGAAGGCCAATATTACGGTGGTCTAAAAATGGATAAAGTAAAGCTACATGACCTAGAACGCTTAGACATCCCAGATGCTAACGCGCTTCAAGATTTGGTCTACACCTACTGTTCTCGATTCATTGGCCAGATTTTGGGCCAAGGGAATTGGACGCATGACCAGAAGAGCTTCAATCGTGGCGGCGTGTTTTCAAAACCGGACCTCACAATTACGCACAACGCAGTTGGCGTAGCTGGGAGCGATGCGTTTAAACGAACGCAGTTGAAGGTGACGCTAGGCAGTAAGTTCATGGTTTACCATTACGCGACTGACGACACTGCAATCAGCGTGAGTGCGGATGACCCTCGCGAGGTCGAGGGCCACATCCTATCCATTGACCCATCGAACGCGCAGCAGCAGGACAAGTTTGACCTAATCGGCGTACAGGACGCTTTCGATTCGACTGGGCAACACCCTTACGTTTGGGTTCGGCCTGTAGCATACGATGCTGATACGGCTACCCGAAGAAAGTGGTCTACGACAACTTCTAAGGAAGTAGCTGTCGCGCTAAAAACACGCATTCGCACGGTGGCTGAGTTCGCCTTCCAGGCTGATGACCCAGGCCCCGAATGGTGTGCGATTGGACGTATTTTGATGCACAAACCGGAAACTGCCGGAACGGGCGCACAAAAACCAGAGATTAAATGGTTCCACTGGAGCGACATGGAAGCCTTTGGTGGAGAGATCCCAAAGGGCCTTTTGGGTGAGCTAGGCTTATACTCCAGCACATCGACTGGCTACAACATTCAGGGAAAGGATGGTCGAAGAATCGACGGGCTTGTGAACCAATTAACTGAGATCAAGAGGCAGATTGCACGTCTCTACGGGGGCAACCCGCATTTTCCAGAGCATGATTACTGGCATCACTGGCGTGCCGGTGTGCTCGACACGGTGCCGCAACCGCAAGGTATAATGAGCCTTACGCGGAGGCAGCGAGAGCTAAAGGAACTTTGGGGAGCTAACGGGTACGCTATCGAGGAGTTAGTTGATGATGCTCCGACATCTCAGTTTAGCTGGGACAAGTTCATTTCAGACAACGGGCTTTCTGACGGGACTTACAATTTCCCGATCAACGTAACCGCTGGCATTCTTCACGACGAAGATGGCGAGCAAGTGTACGATACGCCCGAAGAGCAGGGAGCCGATGGTGGTTTGAATTTAAGGGTAGAGATTGTTGTGTCGGGTGGAGCACTGGATAGCAGCGTTTTCTTCCTCGGTGCCACCGAAGAGTTCTCGCCGGGTGCTGGATATGGTTTTATGGCCAACCAACCCGGAAAACCATTCAAGGTAACGTCGAAGGGTTTCACAGCAGAGAGCCTGACTCACCTCGCTTTTGTAAACTCTGCGTGGTCTGGGACTGCGACCGTCGGAACCGAATTGAAGTCGCTCGACAAGGATGATTTCGACCGGAGAATACAGGCCAACGTAGACGAGAGTTTAACTGCCTCCACCATGCCAGTCGCAGTGTTCCACGCAGCGCACACGTTAGAAGGTTTCACGGGTGCTGAGTCGGATGGTGAGTGGAACGAAAAAAGGAACTGGAATTACTCATACCAGCATCGCAATGGTAAAACCGTTCGATTTTGGCGAGTCGCTCGCGGGACATACGTGTTGGACTTTGGTTCCAAGGTGAATTGCGTGGTCGCTACGTCCACCCAGTTCAACGGGTCTGCAACCGTGGCCGCGTTGGACCCAAACACAGACCCGTTGAACGGAACGTCGTCCACTGGTGCGAAGGGTCCGAAAACATGGGTGGTGCAGGGCCAAAATCCACAACAGGCTTCAGGCGCAACCTCGGACCTTTCTGGACCGACCGCGCCCACACGTTACTGGCTCGTTAGAACGCAGTATTACGCAGGCCACCAAGACTACATTAGCGAGGTTGGCGAGGGCTGGATTAGTGGTCGAGAGGAGCCTATGACCTCCTACGAAAACTTGAGCCAAGAGGCGGGTGGGTTTTTTGAAAAACTCGAAAACGTCCACGATGCGTCGTTTAGTTTGGCGGCATGGCTAATTTCCAGCGCAACTGGTGGTCGAGTGGTCAAGCAACAAAAGACGCTGATTGAAGGTGACCTTGAAGGCAATGGCTTTGGTGGCATCTTAAATGACTAGGAGTAGATAGAGATGGCAGCACCGATAGCCACAGCTAAAATTGGAACCTCCAGCGAGGCGACGTATCTTTATTCAGACGTTGTCTCGGGCGGGGGTGTTTCAAGCATAACTTTAACCGGGGCCGGTACTGCGGACGGTGGGGCTACAATTGCCTCCTACAAGTGGTATATAATTTCTCAGCCACCAAACGGTACTGCGGTTCTTTCATCCGACACAGCGCAAAACCCGACCATCGGGCCGATTAGCAAGTGGGGTAACTACCGCGTACTTTTGGTGGTGACTGATTCGGCTGGCGTTACTTCTGCCACTGACCCACTTTTAGCACCGGATAGCGCGTTCGCTACCGTGCGAGTTCGTGGCCCGAACGTCAAGCTTGCTGGGTACCCAGGCGACCCTGCCGCTATTGGGCTGATAAAGCCAGCGGCTACCGAGCGAAATTGGTACGATGAGTATTGGGAGCTTGTTGAGGCGGTTTCAGATAACGCCAATCGTTGGCCAGTCATTGAGCACACAGACGTTACCGCTTGCACAGGCCCCAATTTGGATGAGCTTGTTTCAGGCGATTACACTACTCTGCACAAGCATCAAGGCGATTCGATTGAGGCGTCTACTGCGAGTGCCCCCGGAACTGTCGTCTTACGCGACACGCCAGCGGATGCGGCTACTCCGAAGGCAGTGAACTACGAGTATTTTGTTTACACCGCGCAGGTTTACGGATCGTTCTATATCGACCTCCGAAATGGAGTCACCACACCTTTGCCATACTGGATTGCATCTACAGACACTTCCAGCCTAACAGGCGCAGGGCAGGGTGGTGCGTTCACTCAGGATGGACTCTCTCACGTTGTGGCTCGACCTCACGTAATGTTTACATTGCCGAAGACAGGCGCGAGCGCAAACCTAACGATGGATTTGTGGCAAGTCACAGTAAATATGGCCGATTCTGGCTTTGATTCAGGTGGTAGCGGAAGCTATCAGTTCAAGGTTGTCGAGGGTAGTGCGGCTGAGTGGGCTGCGAATGCGCTTATCGACGGCTCGGGAGGATTAGATTCAAAGCACACGATTTCTGGCTCTGTTGGTACAGCCCGTTCACCACTCTCCATCGATAGCTATGTTGGTGGGTCGGTTCAACTTAGCGATGCACACTTTGGGCTTGTCTGCACGGGTGCTCCGGCCAACATCGGTGGAGGCATGAGCGTAACCATTATATTGAGGCACAGAGTATGAGTCCTACTTTCGATCTACCACTGTTTATCCCTAGTTCGGTCGGGTCTGGTACAGCCCTTAATGCTACCCAGGCGACCGCGAAGATCACAGTTTCAGGTAACCCTTCGTCGAATCCGACGTTTAAGGTAAATGGTTTAGACACAGAGGTGACGCGAGGCGTCTCGACTACAGCGACAGCGACAGCCATTGCGGCTGCGCTACTCGCGGCTGGCAACGGCTGCGTGGCTGAATCTGATGGTGCCGTTGTTACCCTCACGTCCTCGGTTCGGGGTCCGGTTGGTAACAACATGAGCTTAGGTTTGGTGAGTGCTGGAGGCGGGACCATCACGGTGACGGGTTTTAGCGGTGGTGGCGTTATCGGCACGACCTACCTCGACACAGTTTCGCTCGGGACGCAGAATAACACTCAAGAATTGGCACAAATCGACGCGCCAGGAATACCGAAAGTGCTCGTAAAGCATGTGACGCACGCTACGATTTCCGCATCCGCATCAACTAAAACAGTGACGCTTCTGTCTGCTATCGATCAGAACAACATCGTGATTACGGATGCCTTCGCATACCTAACGCAAAACTTTTCGATTGCGGCTGGGTCTGCTCCTACGACCACCTTCGAGTTAGGCATCGACAGCGACCCTGATTGGCTAATTACCTCGGTAGACGTTTCGTCATCGGGCTCAATAGGTGACGCATTCGGGTTTGATGCGACTTACGATGGCGCAGGTTGGGCTTTTCCGACTCGTGTTATCGGAGCGGATTTCGGACCATCAGGCAACAACTTGCTTAAAATAAAATTTACGGTTTCGTCGGGCAACACAAGTGCTCTGGATATGGGTAAGCTCATGGTTGTCGTACGTTACTGGGAGTTCCCAACGCTTATCGGTGATAAGGCTGGCGGTCTTACATAATGTGGGGTTTTGGATCACCATCAAACAAATTTGGTGAGAACGTAACTCACACCGACACCAATTTGAGTGCAGCCCTCGGCGTTCAGCTTCGAGAGATTCTCAACGTGAAGTTCGAGCCAGCATCGGTCGATTACGACCGGGCTTTTCTGGAGGCCAACACCGACGGTCACTTCACCGCAGGAAAGGTGGCTCGCTCAGTTAAGGGTGTAGACGTTCATTTTGAGAAAGAAATCACAGTAACCGCTGGTCAGCAGTCGGTTCAGTACGTAGCCTCCTCTGCTGCAAACATGCCGATTTCAGGCCCGCTTTACCTTCGTGCCAACCAGAAGACACAGGTCGCTGGAATCACGATTGGCGTGGTGGTCGTCGGCAAGGATGCGTCCGGCTCGGCTCAGACTTACACGGATACCACGTTCTGGTCGTCTGCTAATGGTGTTAAAAAGCAAATTGTTGGGCCTGGAACGGCTAACTGGTCTGAAATCACATCGGTTACGATAAACCTCTTTACGGGTTTAGGGGGATGGGCGACGTTGTCCGCAAACGCAGTCTTTACGCTCTCTGGAAGGGCGTACACAGGTCCGACATCAACATACAGTAGCGTAAAAGCTTTCTTCGATGTGCTTCACGCAAAACCCGGCTATACCGTGGCTTATGTGGATTACACTGCCGAAACCAGCCATCCGCTCACTGTTTATGGAACACTTTTGGGGCTGGAAGAGTTGGGCTTCATGGGCAATCAACCTATCACGCTCAACTCGACTGGAACAAAATGGAACGAGGCGTCGGCTCCTGTTCCGATTTACGGCAACATAACGCCTCATTTAGATCACACGACGGTTGGCACATCGACGACCCGGACAGCGCATTCTTGGGGCCTTGGCGACTATACTGTTACGGGAACTACGCCCGCCACTTCAGCGATAGCCGCTGCAAACCAAGATTATGGCTTTGGTGACCCGACCGGCGTTAGCGATAGGTCTTTGGTCGTGCCTGACCTCGGTACAACCTATGTGCCAGACCTTGGTGGTACAGTGTTGAAACTAAAAGGAACATACCCGACCAAAGGTCCATACACGGCCTACCTTTTCGACGCATCGAACAACAAGTTTGGCCCGCTCTTTTCGGCGTTTCCAGGCAACGCGAACGCGCTCAGTACCAACAAGCCTAGAAAGGTGCTAACACTGTCGCTTCCCAATCTCCCCGTGGGCTCATACACTCTGAAATTGTATCACGGAACCGCAGACACAGAGATCGTTGCGACCGGAACTATCGTGGTTGTCCGGCGTCACCGGGTCCACTCTGCATACGCGATGCGTAAGAACTTTCCACCGGACCTGTACAAAGTGGGTGTTCGGCAGATTCAGCGCGAAGAGCTTATTGACGGATACGACGAGTCAAATTCAGTTAAAGATGTGAGCGTTAGCTAATGGCTGGTTCAATCACAATAGCGTCTGCTCAGAACAACTCGATCACAATCAATTTCGGTGAGTCGATGACATCCGGGGTGTCCAGTATTGATGACTATGTGTTCGCTCCAGCAACCGGCTACAGGCAGGTTTACGCAACAGAGGTCGTGGCTGTTACCGGAACGCAAACGTACAAGGTGAAGGTGTCACCGGAGTTCGATGTTCCAGGCACATACACTGTCACATGCGCGAACGCGAGGGACGCTGGGAACGCTGCGCTCTCGACTAACAACAGCACGTACACGCTCGCGGGCCACCTACTTTTTCAGGTACCAGATGGCGAGGTTAATTACGTTGATAGCAGCAGCAATGCTCATAAAACCGGCAACTACATCGGGGTGCTAGAGGCTTTAACGCTGGCTTTTGGAGACGCTATCCAGAAGACCGCTGGTAGACCTGTGACACGTTTGCGTAAAGAATACACATTGCAGACAGACAGTGTGATGTTGATCGAGACAACGCTTTCGTTTCCAGACAGCGGCTACGTCTATTTGGGCGGGCAAAAGTTAAAATATGCGTCTAAAGACACAAATTGTCTATACATGGACAATACAACTATCGCATCGGACCTTGCCGAGGGTAAACTAGCTGTAGAGCCAAGGAAGTCATTTGTTAGCGGTTCGGAGGTCCATTTAGATGTTAGATCCATACTCCCAGCTTGAAACAGCAAGGCGTGACACAAGCATAACGCATTCTGAGCACTCGGCAGGCTACCCGCTATCGTCTTTTGCAAAGATAGCAGATTGGTATGGGTTCCCGCTGCCCAGCGTAAATTGGAACAAGTCCGATTGGCGGGATGCTGTGAACGAAGCGGCATTCGCGGTACGAGGCCCAATGCCAAGTCTCTTCAAATTCCTTCGCGCAGCGTTGAAATCTCACGACACTGTTTTGGACGTGACTGTGAACACGTCGGCTGCTACCTATGGCACTTATGCGCTATACCTTTCGTCTGGTAACTTTACGACATGTCACGTTGGTCGAATCGTTGAAATTACGAAGGCAGACGGAACGGTGCTGCTCTTTAAGAGTGACCCCACCCAAGACATCTCCTCACACAATACCCGGCTCGACCTGATTAAGTCGCCGTTCGGCAACGCGCAATATCTGGGTGCTAACTTTACGGACTCTTCGCAGGCTGTGACGAGTGGCAGCTACAGTGTTCGGTTCATTCCATTTTTGATTCACGAGCGCAGCCCTGGAACAACATACAAACACGTATCGGACCCACTCGTCTTGGGCGACTACTATAAGCCTTCGGTTTTGGGAGCAAACGCTCACGAATTCGACATCGGGACTTGGGGAGGTCTACATTGCGTCGTGGAGGTAGAGCTTTTCCCTGAGCTTTTTAGCGTGCTACCTGCGTATCTTCTTGCAGACAATGAGCTTTCGGCATTATCCGTTGGGTACGGCGGGAAAGGTTACAACGATGGCGTGATTGTGTTCAAGGGCGGTGGCGGCCAAGGTGCTCATGGAACCTACACAGTGGACTCCAGCGGAACAATTAACTCAGTGACTTTGGTCGATAAGGGCGCGGGCTACACATCAGCACCGACGCCTATCGTGATGCACTCCAAATTGGCATCGGCACAGGTTGTTTTGCCGGGGTCGAGTTACACCACAAATACTGGCGGCCCGGATGGTAAAGGGAGCTTGACCTTCACGGGTGGCGGTGGCTCTGGCGCAGTCGGGGAATACACTGTGAACGCTGATGGCGAAATCACGTCTGCGACTATCACAGCGCAAGGAAAGAACTACACGTCTATACCAAAAATTGGATTCAGTGACCCAGGCGGCCTTGGCGTAAACGGGTTCGTGACCTGCAACTTAGAAAAAACAGTCGATATGGGGTCGGGGGCCTTGCGTGCGGTTACGATTAGCGACGGTGGTGGAAATTACGGCAACGCGCAAACATATCCGCTGATTTTTAGGGGTGGTGGTGGCTCTGGCGCAGTCGGAACGGTCACGTCGAACTCTGGTGGAGAGATTGCGTCGATATCGACCAGCGCACTGGGAACGGACTACAGAACCGCGCCTGAAGTGTATGTCGGGAGTTACGATAAATCGATATCTAGCACAATAACGATCAGCGACGGCGGGAGATGGTTGGACGCGCCAACAATTTCGGTGACCGGCACAGGAGTTGGAAACTCGTATAGTGTGCTTTTAGACCGATTTTTAATTAAAAACGGTGGCTCGGGGTATGAGCCCAACAGCGAATTAAAGTTGAAATTTACAGGTGGCGATCACACTGTCTCGATCACAGGCATTGCCCCTCAAAATTTAGACGACTTCATGGGCCACACCGGAAGTCTTTCTGGCGAGGCGAATTATCAAGGCACGGTGGCTCTCGTTACGACTTCCGCAGCGCACCAGTTGACTGTTGGTCAGACCGTCCGAATTGTCGTGAACGACCCAAATTCGGGTAACGCTGGTACAGTCAGTTACTCTGGCTCTCTCGATACAGTCGAGATGAGGGTACTACCGGGCGACGGATTGCGTATCTCTTACCAAGAGGCCCTTACTTTTTCAGCTTCGACGAGCGGAACGAACACTACGACTTTGAATATTGGGCACGACGGGCCTGTTCACTTTTGGCTAAGAAAACCTTTGAAAGAGGGTACGGTTAAGGTGACGATCAACGGAACCGTCTTAGAGAAATCGACGGACGATGGCGAGGTTTACTCTACCTCTTCGGGGCAAAGCGAAAGCTTCACGCTTGCTCCGGGCCTCAATCCACAGTCGCTATCCTCCACAAAGCATTTCACGCACATAACGTCTGTAGTGATAGTTCAGACAAGCGCGGATTTATCCGGCGTTGGCACCGATTACAATTTCCAGCCAAAAATCTCAGGCACACTGTTTAATGCTGTGAAGTCTGGCTCTAACAATCCATCCGCTAACCTCGGCACGGTCAGCGCAACCTTGACCGCAATAAACGCCCTTACCGGATTTACAGCCACGCTGACCGGAGATTCAAAAGAGGCCGGTAGCATTCAGGAGTTGGATGGCCTCGCGCTGCAATCTATCAAGAGCACGACTGTCACCATTACGAACAAGAAATCTTCAACCAAAAAGGCGAAGTACACTTCTGGTGTGAATTACACTGTGATGCGGCTGACCGACAACACAAGCCAGTTCTACATATTTAAGCCGTCATGGCAAAGCCAAGGCACACCATTCAGTAGCGCAGTAACGTACACTGGAAGCGTGTCGACGGTTTGGAAAAAGCCGACTGTGTACGCCCACACGGACAGCCTTGGAAGGCTGGTTAGGCTCGATGTTCAGGGTCACGGGCACGGATATGTAAAGGCTCCGACGGTCACGCTTGAATCTGAAGATGTAATTCAAGACCCTCTGAACCAGAGCCCACCCAAAACAGTAACATCCGAGGCAGTCCCTCAAAATCACATTTTAACTCAGGTATCCGCAGCACCCAAAGAGCCCCTTGAGCCACAGTTTGACATTGTAGACGAGTTGGCAGAGGCAGGTTTAACGTACAAAGATAACGAGTTTCTGAAAACTGGGCTTGGTAAAAAGGAAAACCGAGTCAAAATCTTCTTAGACCGGCAGGGCCAAGCAACAATTCAGGCTGGCCAACTCGCCTGGATAAAAAACGTATCTCGCTACGACGCTGCGAAAAAAACATTCAAGCGCCATCCAGTGAGTTACCCATTTTTCAAATTTGTCTCGACTGGCCAAAAGGTGCCAAACAAATTTAGTGACACATCCGAGGCTCTCTACCCGCCAGTAGGAACAGAGGTGCGTATCTCGCAGAACCCATCGCAAGATATTAAAAATCTTACTGGAAGAACAGGCACGGTCGAAGCGTTCGCAACGGTTGCTGGCGATGAGGACTACAAGTATCTGACACTCATTGAGACTGAATTTGGTGACCAAATTACCTCTCACGAGTTTTTCGACGGCGGGACGGCAAGCGTGTCGGTTTCGTGGCGGCATCCAGACACTTTTGGAATTGGCGATTTAAAATCTATCGAGCAGTATGAGTCACCTCACGGCCTAGTCGATAACTGCTTGTCTTTTGTGCTTAATCCCGACTACCACAAGCTGGCTTCTGTCTCAGGTTGCTTCGCGACATTTGAGTTACCTTACGATAATTCGGCTGGCGAAACGATGGTGTTCGAGGGTACAACCGCGTGGGGTATGGCTCCTGCCCTCGCCACTATTTATACTGAGGGTCGCGCCTGTGAAATTCTCGCAGAACCTCAAGGCCGTGTGTCCTGGGCGGGTGGCGGTGAGAAGGCGGGTATATCGAGAAGCTTGCTCACTGACCCGACCTTGAGTGTTCGGCTATCATCAGACATTCACTTACCTGAAGCCGGTGGATGGGCTTACATCACCGGGCACTCAGTGTCGGGCTTGAATGGTCGAGTGTACGTGTTGCCGACGAGCCGCAGAGATACTGTGCGTTTACGGGACTTTAACAAAGATAGCCTGTCGATTACGACTGAAGGCACGGGTGGTTACTTCTACGCGCCCGGTGGGCACGGCCTAAAAGCGCACTACAAGATTTCAGACGATGGGAAGGGCCAAATAAGCAGTAGCTCAAAATGGGTTTTGGAAAAAAATGGAGGTACTTTCCGTACCGCACCCTACCTTTTTCCTGAAAAGCCGTCCGAGCCTCGCGATGACTATCGTGGGCCGTCTATGGGGTGGCCAACAGGTGTAACTACCCTCGCAGACGGGCTCGCGCACACGTATGCGACCGTCGGATACAGCCACATCACAGGTGGCCTCGCTTTCACTTCTGATGCCTCAGCAACGACGGCTCGCGGTGGTGACCTGCTCTTTCATGGTGGAGGCGGTAAGCCAGTCGAGATCGAAGAAGTCGTAGCCGGTGGAGGATGGATAGCTGGCATTAAGACGCAGTCCGCGCACGGTCTTTCTACAAACGACTACGTGCGGATTCGCAATGTCCGAGACGCCAATGGTGAACCCGTCGATATAATTAATCGCAAGGTTAAGGTGACGGTTGTCTCAGCCACTGCATTCATGGTTTTCGACGCAACGCTGGGCACAAATACTTTTATTGCCACGGACCTTTCGACTGATGACTTCGTGGGTGGAGCCGTCGATTTGGTAGCAGAGCAAGCGACAGGCACGTTTACGATTGGTGACGATGGTTCAGTCTCAGGCGCGACTGTGACGACGGCGGGAGGCTACTATTCCTTTCCACCGGAAATAACTGTGCCCAAAAACTCAATTGCTTATAAAAGCACACTTTATAAACTCAGCGCAGATGAAAATGTTGTGGACGACGCAATGTTTGGTTCGGCTAACGCGCCGCTCGCGCCACCACACCTCACGTCAACGCTCCTTTACGATGCAGCCATCGCTGCAACCGTCGAAAAAGCTGCTTTCTCTGTGACACTGGCGGCTAACGCAGCAGAAAACACAAACACGAGCGACTCTTCCACCATTCACGTTACTGAAACTTCCCAAAAAGATGTCAGCGTTTCTTTGAGTTGGAACGATGGTGAGGTAACTCATTTCTGGGGAGCGAAGGTTCCAGGCGGCTGGCAAGTGACAGGAACACCTTCAATTACGAATGCTGGCTCGAACTACGTTTCTGAAAATAACTTCGGTGGCTTTCAGGGGTTTTTAAAGGTCGAGGGCGGTGGCAATCAGGTAATTGAGCACGCAAAAATCATGTTCAGAATTAGCAGTGGCACCATTGCGGAGCTTGCTGTTGTCCATCCTGGCCTCGGTTACACTTCCGCGCCAACGCTTTCGATGCCGGACGGCTCCGAAGGTGCTGGCGCAACTTTTTCAGCATCTATCCAGTCGAACACGATGGCCAATATGGCTGAAAAGATAGCCGACACCATCAACAACGGATGCCTATATCCCGTTTTAGCACTCACAGAGGATAAGGAGCAGGAAGGTTTTGTGTGGCACAACGGAGCAAACCCGCCGTCATTTAATGGCATCGGCTTTAGCGCGACCGATAGCGTGAGCGGTAGCAGCGGTTTCGGTGAAGTGCTTGTGAAAGTTACGCCCAGCGGCCCAACGGTCCCGAACGAGGCTAAGATGAGCGTCTTAGGGCCAGGCGGTGCTTTGGCAAAGAACTTCGCGGTAGGCGATAGCTCGACAGGATTCGTTGGGCTAGGGCACTACGGTCAGTGCATTATAACTCAACCAAATTGGTCACTGGTTAGCCAAGGCACCGACACGTCTCTTAGTAAGGTCATTTTCGACCGAACGCACGCTGACGGACTGACAGAATCACATACGCTCTATTTGACTGGCGGTGGTGGCTCGCCGGTCGAGGCAGAGAGCCCGACTAGACCAGCAGGAATGGAGTTTTCGGCACATCTCCGCGAGGGTGTGATTAGAACCAACTCTGTGACTGGCGAGGTTGAGGAGCTTTTGGGCCACGCGGACGTTCCAAATTCAGGGACGCCATCAACTAAATACGCATACCCGATTTATTTGCAGTCAGCGTACGACCGCTCGCTAATGGACTACCTGTCCGCGCTCGTGCCTGCTGGAATTCAAGTTGTAGTAACGCATCGCGACTGTGACTCAGATAGCTACATCTCGCCAGCCGATGTTGTTGACGCGCTCTCGCTTGCGCCAACTGCACACGGTAACCCGTTCGTTACCAAGAAGGGGCCACAATTGGTCACCGAGCCTTTCCATGCCGGAGCAAAGTCCGGGCAGGCTAGTCAGGAAGACCATTCCGACGAGAAAGATGACGAAAATTTAAACCCGGATGTCCCGCCACCTTGGTCCGGTCCAACCCCAGGCGGCCCAGGAATCTAAATTTATTTTCGCTCTACTGAGAGCCAATTTGGCCTCGTGGATAATTATTCTTATTTTTTTTGTTGTAAAGGGCTTGACAACACCCCCATCGCTGAGGCATAAAGGTGAATGTGACGAACTTGAGATGGAGATTTCAAAATGACTAAGAAACTAAACGTAATGACTGACCTCGCAAACATCTTCTTCGGAGTAGAAGTAGAGATGTCCATGCCTTCCCGTTATTCTGGTACTAGCCTGTTGGCAGACGGCCTTCGTGAGGCTGGCGTGCTTCGGGCTCAGGGCTCTTCTTGTGCTCACGATACACAGGGTCGTGTCTGGAACATCGTTTCAGATTGCAGTGTTAGCGGTTCCGTCGGCTTCGGTGGCGAGCTTGTGTGTCCACCTCTTACTGTTGAAGATATCGAAACACTTCAGACTGTGCTTCGCGTGATGCGACGTGGTGGATGCAAGTCCAGTGCTCGTCTAGGCTGTGGAATTCACATTCACATCGACGGTGCTTACATGACTGGCGCGGACCATACTGTGAATCCGCTTAACGGTCGACGCACATCGTCGGTAGGGTCGGACATGCAAGCGGTTATTCGTTTACTTAAGACAGTTCACGCTCACGACGCTCAGATGCAGGCGATGCTTGGTAACTCGACTCGTCGTAACTATTGCCGACCCATTTCGGAGTCCTACGTGAAGCGCATGAAAGGCGTTAAGAGCTTCGATCAACTGAAGGTTGCTATCGTCGATGATATGAATGGTGGTCGAGGCACTGTCGGTCGACCTTCCGCAAATGACCGAGCACACTTCAATAACGTGCTTCGTCGCGCCGACTATCAGCTTGGCTCACGCTACCCAAGCGCCCGCTATGCTGCTTTGAATCTTTGTCCGCTCGCGTCTAAAGGAACTGTCGAGTTTCGACTCTTCAACGGCACTTTGCACGCTGGGAAGGTTCGCGCTTACATCCTGTGGGCACTCGCAATGGCTCACTTCGCAAAGAACGCTACTCGCGTATCCTCGAAGCAAAAGGCAGTATCCAACAATATGAAGTACGATTGCCGCACTTGGCTTAACCGTCTCGGAATGATCGGTGACGATTTCAAGACTGCGCGTCTTCACCTCGTGGGCCGTAAGTCGCTTCTGGAGGGTAACTCCTCTCGCGCTGGACACAACAACAACGAAACTCAATTGGCTGCGTAACGTCACACCCCTGGCTGACCGGCTCGCAGCCTTTACTCCATCCCGGTCAGCCAGCCCCTCGGGGTTATTCTAAAGCTGTTGACAGCGTGACCATTATTTGAAACAAAGGACATAATGAAAGATTATCCAAAATACTACTTCGCCTACGGCTCGAACGTGATGTCCGAGCAAATGGCTAGAAGATGCCCTAGCGCGACGTTCGAGCAGGCTGGCTACTTAGATGGTGCAAAACTCTGCTTTCGCGGTTACAGCGGTGGCTGGGGCGGCGCAGTGGCTACTCTGTCCAGGGGCTCGGGGCGCGATGTTGTGCCGGGAGTTCTTTACAGCATGACCACCAAGGACTGGAAGCTGCTGGATGCTTTCGAGGGTTACCCATGGCAGTACACTGCCATAAACCGGCTGGTTCGCTTACAGAACGGGGCGGTGGTTCGCGCCAGAACATATATCCTGGCAGACCACACTAAGCTGGTTGCAGAACCGGCCACCGTTTACACACAGCAGATTGAGCGCGGGCTCGCCAGTCGTGGCCTTTGCTTCGACCATGTGTCCGATGCGGCCATTGAGAGCCATTACGCCCTTAAAGCGCGTGTCAACGAGGTCGGCCAGTTCCAGTTAGAATTTGAAAAGGACCAGCGGTTTTCACGCAAAGGTGTCCGAAACAATGTTTGGCGAGCCTCTACGGGTCGAGCCATTTTCGCAAAAGGGAGATAGATATGAAGCACAAAGTTTTTGTTTACGGGACGCTCAGGCGGGGGCTTGGCAATCACGGTTACCTGGCTAATAGCAGACTTGTTGGCGAGGCGACGATCAACGGTTACGAGATGTTCGACTATGGATACTTTCCAGCGGTCGTCCAGGGTAACGGGGTCATTCACGGGGAAATTTACGAGATAAGCGATAAGACGCTGAAGCAATTGGACACGCTCGAAGGTCATCCCAAGTTTTATCTTCGGATGGAGGAAAAGACTTGGGCTGGCCAGTTTGTTTGGCTCTACACGATGCAGGCGAGCAAGGTCGAAGGCATGACTCGTGTGACCAGTGGTGACTGGCTCGAACACAGGCGAACCCGACCAGAAAGTACAGTATTCCATTAATTTGTGATGAGGTGAGAATCATGGGAAGTAGCGTTATGAAATCAAACTCGAACATCGTGACTGATGTCGATACCGCAAACCGATGGCTGCAAGCCGCTCAGGGCCGGGGAAACCTAGTCTCGACGGTCGCTGGACTCAGCCACCTACCACCGTTCAAGGCGCTGGCAATTCAGCGTGTCGAGGTGAATCCCGATCAGGCTGTCGGTGATGTCTACTCGATACCCGGACCCGGCAATAAATTCGGGCTATCAAAACACATTTTGGGCAAGCTCTTCGCGGCGAAGCACGGCTCCATCCTTAAGAGCTACCGCAAAGA